TATAGGAAAGACACAGACCAAAAAAATTGAAATTCAGTTGAGGGGTTTTGAAAAATGTCCAAACAAAAAGTATATGAAGAAGAATTAAACAAACTGAACGAAATATTTGAAAATGTAGAAGAAGATAAAAGAAAATTAGTTGAAGGCTTAATTGAAGATGCAGCATTCTTAAAAGCTGAAAATTATGATTTAAAAAATATATTAAAAGATACAGGAATGGTTAAGGTACACCCTAACTATCCAGATATGCAAAAGCCTATAGAGGCAGCAAAACAATATTTGAAAAATATAAACAGCTATTCTGTAGTAATAAAAGCTTTAAATGCAGTGTTAAGTAAAAATATGATTGAGGATGATGATGAACTAGAAGAGTTTGAATAGGTGATTAAATGTTAAATGAGAATATTAACGGAGTGCATTCATGGCTAGTTGAATATATAAACAAATGCAAAAGTGGAGAAATAATAGTAGGTCATGAAATGATATTGTGTCTAAATAGATTAGTAGAACATTTTGATGATCCTTCAATAACAATAGATTTTAAAGACGCTCACAAAAGAATAAAATTCATAGAAACTAAATGTAAACACTTTGAGGCTCCCTTTGCTGGGAAACCTTTTATTTTGGAGTTATTTCAAAAAGCATTCATTGAAGCTATATACATTTTTAAAATATACGACGAAGAGGTTGAAGGACTTGTAAGATTATACCAAGAAATACTATATCTGGTTGGTAGGAAAAATGGGAAAGCTTTAGATATCAATACTCCAATTCCAACACCAACAGGTTGGAAAAGGATGAGTGAATTAGATGTTGGGGATTATGTATTTGACGAAAAAGGCAATGCAACCAAAATTATTAGAACATCTAGAATATTTACTGACCATAAGTGTTATAAAGTAACGTTTGAAGATGGAGAAACTATAGTTGCAGATGCTAATCATGTATGGACTGTTATGACTAAAAATAGCAGGAGAGTATTGAATTATGAACCAAAAAGTGATAGAAAACTTTTAAGACCAGATTATAGAGATAACAATGGGTACTTCGATATAACAACAGAAAAAATGGTTAATGATTTTGTAAGAGTGAGAAAAGATGGAAAAGGTAAAGAATACAAATATAGAGTACCGATGAATGAAGCTGTTAAATATAAGGAAAAAGATTTATTAGTATCTCCGTATACTTTGGGTGTGTGGTTAGGAGATGGAGAATCAAGTGATGCAAGAGTAACTGTAAATTCTAAAGATATTGAAATTATACAATACTTAAAAGATGATGGAATTGATATTAGCATAGAAAACGGAGCAGATATAAACCTTAGAATTAGACTAAAAAACAAGAAGAATACAGAATATTGCCGTAGAGGTCACTTAAAAAGCAAACATACAGGCACTAATGGCACTTGTCTAGTATGCGAAAAAGAACTCCGCAGGGCGAGAAAGGCAGGAACAGAAAGACCAAAGTGGGATTCAAAGTATATTACAATAAAAGAGCAATTAAAAGAACTAGGCGTACTTAACAACAAACATATACCTAATATATACCTCCATTCATCAATAAAGCAAAGAATGGAATTACTAAAAGGATTAATGGATACAGATGGATATGCTGATAAAAGAGGGCAATGCGAATTTGTTCAGAAAAGCAAAATAATAATAAATAATTTCAGTGAGTTGCTTTCTTCATTAGGGATAAAACATACAATTAGAGAAAAAACAGCGAAATGTAATGGCAAAGAAGTGGGAACTGTGTATTCAGTTCTTTTTTATTGCGATAAAACAAACTCTTGTTTTAAATTAAAGAGAAAACACGAAAGGCTCAAGGGACATCTAGCCCCAAGAATGAAAAACAAAAGCATTATTGATGTTGCTGAAATTGAAAGTGTTCAAACAAAATGTATAGGGGTAGATTCTCCTAACAACCTTTATCTAGCAGGAGAGAGAATGACTGTAACGCATAATTCGCCCCTTATTAGTGCCATTTGTTTAGCTGAATGGTTCTGCGGAGAGAGAGGAACTAAAATTCTTTGCAGTAGCAACGATTATGAACAAGCTGACATAATGTTTCAAGCTATTGATTCCATGAGAGAAGAAAGTTCGGCATTGGAAAAGGTTTCAAGAAGTAATATAAAAGGCATATTCTTTGGGAATCCAAAAAACAAAAAAACCAAAGGCAAATTTTCATACGCTAACAAAGGGAGTATAAGAAAAATATCTGCTAAAACAGGAGCTAAGGAAGGAAGGAATATAAAAGTAGGGGCAGTAGATGAAGCTCATGAGATGAAAGATAATTCCTTGGTAATGCCTATTAGACAAGCTTTATCAACGCAAGATGAACCTCTATATTTTGAGTTAACAACTGAGGGCATGGTGAATAATGGATATCTGGATGAAAGGTTAGAAGATGCTAGAAAAGTGCTATATGGAGAAATAGAAAGACCTAGATGGCTAATATGGATATACACACAGGATAATGAACGAGAAATATGGCAAGATGAAAAGACTTGGTTCAAGAGTAATCCGGGACTTGGTTCAATAAAAAAATGGTCCTTTTTAAGGGGGATGATTGAAGAAGCAAAAACAAATAAAGCCACTAGAGCATTTGTACTGTCTAAAGACTTCAACATAAAGCAAAATAATTCATCTGCTTGGCTAACTTTAGAGGATATAGAAAACGAAGTAACTTTTGAATTAGAAAAATTTAGAAATTCGTTTGGCATAGGTGGAGTAGATTTAGCTAGGTCTGGTGACTTATGTAGTGCAAGAGTTTTATTAATGAAACCAGGTAGTCGAGAAAAGTATTTTCATCAGCAATATTTTATACCAGAATCTAAAATAGAAAAATTACCTAGAGAAGATAAACCTAAATTTGAACAATGGATAAGAGATGAGTTAATAACTGTTTCTCCTGGGAATGAGAATGATTTTAGTTTAGTTACTAAGTGGTTTATTGATTTATACAAAAGCTATGGGATAAGGGTGTTTTTAACAGGATATGACAAATGGAGTGCAGTATATTTTGTTAAAGATATGGAGGAATACGGTTTTGATATGGAAAGAGTAAATCAAGATCACGGAACACTGTCAAACCCTTATAAAATGTTAGAAGCTGATTTAAAAAGCAATTTGGTAATATATAACGATAATCCAATCGATAAATGGTGCCTTGAAAACGCAGCATTAAACATTAATTCAAAGCAAGAAATATTAATAGTGAAACCTGAGGGGAAACCAAACAAAAAGATTGATGGCGCAGTAACTATGGGAATTTGTTATAAAATATATTTCGATCATAGAACAGAATTCTTAGAATTGATCGGGAGGTGATTAAATGAAAAAGAAACTATCGAAGATATTAAAAATAATACCTGAATTTATTGGTGATATCCTCCTAATTTTAGGAATTCGACTTATCTATAAAGGAATTTATGAAATATATATACCAGCAGCACATATAGCATTAGGCATTTGCTTATTGGCAATTGCTTTTTTTATTGCAAGAAAGAAGGTGATAGCAAATGCTTTTAGAAAGCTTAATAAGCAATAGAGAAGTTGATAGGCAACTACAATATGCAAACTTTTTGAATGGATACAATCCTATATTTAGCCAATTTGGGCATAATATCTACGCTTCTGATGTAGTGCAAATGTGTATAGATGTTATAGCAACAGAGTGTAGCAAGTTACAACCTCAGCATATTAGGACCGATAAAAACGGTATGCAAAAGAATGTAACAGGCCGTATAAACAGGCTGTTTAAGGTAGCACCAAACGAGCTGATGACAACTAGAGATTTTATAGAAAAGATCATTTGGTTGCTTTATATGAATTACAACGTATTTATCTATCCTACTTATGAGTTAAAAGATGATGGGCGAGGAAACCAAACCAGAAACTATACTGGATTTTATCCTTTAAACCCTACGCTGGTGACATTCTTACAAGATACGACAGGAAAAATATTTTTAGAAATGAGATTTGCTAGTGGAGACAAATTCACTATACCTTATTCAAATTTAATTCATCTTAGAAAAAAGTTTTCCGTAAACGATGTTATGGGTGGAGGCATGAATGGGCAACCAGATAATCAAGCCTTATTAAAGGTACTCCAAATAAATGATACAGTATTGCAAGGTCTTGAGAAAGCTATAAAAACCAGTTTAACAGTAAGAGGAATAGTAAAAATAAATACTATGACGAATGAAGAAGCTTTGCAAAAAGAAATAACTAAATTTGAAAATGCAATAACGAGTTCTAAAGCTGGAATACTTCCTATGGATATGAAAGGGGATTATATAAATTTAAAGCCAGATCCAAAAATAATAGACAAGGATACCTTAGAATTTTTACAAAATAAAGTTTTAAATTATTATGGCGTGTCAGTGCCTATTTTAAGTGGAGATTTCAACGATGAACAGTACCAAGCATTTTATGAAAAAACATTAGAACCTTTAATAATAAGCTTAGGCCAAGCATTTTCTAAATGTTTATTTACCGATACGGAGCTTGATTTTGGCAATGAGATAGTATTCTATCCGCAAAAGCTATTATTCACTAACACAAAGAATAAAATAGCGGTTGCGGATATTTTAGGTAATAGAGCAGCACTGACAAACAATGACTTATTAGCTGTATTTGGATATCCACCTTATGAGGGTGGAGATGTAAGAGTTATGAGCTTAAACTATATAGATGCAACTTTAGCAAATGAGTATCAAATGAAAAGGGCAGGTTCGAGAAAGGAGGTAAATTTAGATGAGTAAGAAATTACCTACTACAGATGAAATGGTAATTAGAAGTTTTAGTATGCAGGATTTGCAAGCAGCAGAAAATGAAAATTATATCGAAGGCCATGCAGCTGTATATAATCAAAAAACAAATATTGGAGGCTATTTTTATGAAGTTATAGAAAGAGGAGCTTTTGACGAATGCGATTTTGACGATGTGTTGTTTAGTGTAAACCATGATTTAGGAAAGATTCCTCTTGCGAGAAGTCGAAGAAACAACGGAAACTCAACAATGCAATTAAATTTAGACAACAAAGGATTGTATGTAAGGGCAGATTTAGACACAGAAAACAATTCGGAAGCTAAAAATCTATATAGTGCGGTAAAACGTGGAGACATCAATGGGATGTCTTTTATTTTTTACGTGCAGGAGGACAGATGGGTTGATTTAGATAAGGATATGCCTACACGGCATATTGTAAAAGTAAAAAAAGTAAGAGAAGTAAGTGCAGTTAATTACCCTGCTTATAGTGGGGCTGATATAAATGCTAGAGATCAAGCTGTATTGGATAATGCAGTAAAGGCATTGGATAATGCTAGGTCGGAGTTGGACAACTCTCAAGCAGAACTAGAATTATTGAAATTAAAAACACAAATATTGATGAAAGGTTAAGGTGAAAGTTTATGACTTTAAAAGAAAAGTTACAAAAAATATTAAAAGCAAAACAAGAAAGAAAAGCAGAACTAGGAAAAAAAGCAAAAGAAACAGACAAGATAGAAGAATTAAGAAGTATTAACTCTGAGCTAGAAGTATTAAATGGAGAAATAGAAGAGATAAGAGACATGATAAATTCTATACCTGATGAAAAGGCAGGGGACGAAGGAAACGAGCCTACAGAGGGCGAAGAAGGAGAGCAAAGGGAACAGCAAATACAGCAACCTATAAATGGCGCTCAAATATTAGGAACGTATGGATTGGGTGGTGGAGAAGGGCAAACACAAAGGTCTGCTGATAGATACAGTACGCCTGAGTACAGAAGTGCCTTCATGGATTATGTTACAAAAAACGAGAGATCCGATGCACTTGAATTTAGAGCAGACACAACTACTGGTGTAGGTGATGTAGGGGCAGTTATACCTACTACAATAATGAATAAAATTATCGAAAAGATGAACACCTATGGGCAGATATGGAATAGGGTAACTAAGACCAGTTTCAAAGGTGGTTTAGATATACCGGTTTCTAATCTAAAACCAGTCGCAACATGGACATCTGGGAATGCAATGAGCGATAAGCAAAAGAAAGTCGTGAATGGCAGTGTAAACTTTAAATATCATAAATTACAATGTAGAGTAGCAGTAGATTTAATAGCCGATACAGTATCTATGTCGATATTTGAACAAACCATAACAGATAATATATACGAAGCTATGATTATGGCTTTAGAACAGTCTATCATAAATGGTAGCGGTTCTGGACAGCCTTTAGGGATTGTAAATGATACAGAAGTAACTGAAAAGGTAGAAGTAAAAGCAGAAGATGCAGGAAAATTTAATACTTGGACAGAAATAATAAGCCACATACCTTTAGCATTTGAGAGTAGAGTGGCTATTATTATGACTAAGGTTGACTGGGATAAATACATTCTAGGCATGACGGATGTTAATGGACAGCCTGTAGGCAGAGTGAATTATGGCATTGATGGAGCTATAACTAGAAAGTTATTAGGATATGACGTAATACTTGTAGAAGGATACTTACCAACGGTAGATGCAGCTGAATCTGGAAAGGCATGGGGCATTATATGTGATCTAAAAGATTATATAGTAAACTCTAACTTGCAAATGACATATAAGAGATACTTTGATGAAGATACTGATGAATGGATTTCTAAATCTACTCTTATAGCAGATGGTAAGTTGGGCGACAAGCAAGGGGTAGTATTATTGACAAAGAAAGCAACGGTTTAAAAGAGGGGTAATTCCCTCTTTTCCTCTTTTGGGGGTGTATAAATGGTGATTACGATTGAAGAGGCAAAACAACATTTGAGGGTAGACGGAGATGAAGAAAATTCCTATATTGAAGGGCTAATTAAAGCAAGTGAGAAATTTATAAAAAACGGAACTGGAAAAACATTTGACAACACAAATTTTCTTGCAAAAACTGTATGCTTAATGTTAGTTGCAGATATGTATGAAAACAGAGTAACCACAACCGATAAAGTAGGAACAAAAACAAGGGAATTAGTATCTATGATGTTAATTCAATTGGGCTATGACGATGAAGGGGTGATTGAATGAACCCTGGAAGATTAAGTGATAGAATAACCTTTCAAACCAAGGTAGAATCTGATGGACCATTTGACGACCTAGACGATTATAAAGATTACATTAGCGTATGGGCTGAAAGTAGATTCCTAAGAGGTAAAAACTTTTACGCTGCAAGAGCTGCTAATGTAAAAACAGATGTAGAATTTATCATTAGACGAAGGAAAGATTTAGACGAAAAAATGAGAATTAAATTTACCGAAAATGGCATAGATAGATTCTTTAATATCGAGGGGATATTACCCCTGGATAATAATCGTATGTATTTAGTTATCAAGGCTTATGAGATTAAGCATGATGGATAGCGCAACACAATTAACAGCAAGACCATAAAAGGTCTTTTTTTAATACAAAAAACTCCTTAGGAGGGACTCATTGCAGGGTATGCTCCTGTAGCTCCTAAGTGTTAAAAAACAAACCTAAGGAGGTAACAAAATGAAAGATTTAACTATATTTGAAAATGAATTAATACCTGTATATCAAAACGAGAAACAAGAAAGATTAGTTGATGCTAGAGAATTACATGAATTTTTAGAGGTAGGACGAGATTTTACTACATGGATAAAGGATAAAATTAATAAATATGATTTTATCGAGAATTATGACTATGCAGTAACGCTCACCAAAACGGGGGAACGTCAAAATGTAATAAAACATGATTATATTTTAAAGTTAGATATGGCTAAAGAAGTAGCAATGGTGGAAAACAATGAAAGAGGTAAGCAAGTAAGAAGATATTTTATAGAAGTAGAAAAAAGATATAGAGAAATAAAAACTCAAGAACAAAAAAGAATTATACAACGGGAAGCGGGAAAGGTTGTAAGAAATATGCTAACAGATACTATAAAAGAAAGAATACCAGATAGCCCTAATAAACATTTTATGTATCCTAACTATACTAAATTAATATATAAAATTCTATTTAATAAAACAGTATCAGAACTAAGGGCAGAAAGAGGACTGTCAAAGAAAGATAATCTAAGAGAACATTTTAACGCCGATGAATTAAAAGAGATACAAGCATTAGAAAATACTGTAACAGGACTTATAAACTTAGGCATGGGCTATAAAGAGATAAAGGGAATATTAAACCAAAAATATTTAAAAGAAATAGCATAAACACTCAATGAGTGTTATTTTTATGCCTAAATTGAGGTGATTAAATGGGATTTAACATAACTTTTGAAAATGATGATTCTCTACAACTTTATTTAACCGAAATAGAAAAAGATTCAGAGAAAACAGAAAAACAAATATTAGATGAGGCAGGAGATGAATTAAAAAAGTACGTTGAAGAAAATTTAAATATGCACAGAAGAAGTTTAGAAAAAAGATATAGGGTTGCAATGGCTGATGATGTGAAAAAGTCTACAAAAACCAATAAATATGGGGAAAAATACGTTAGTGTACGTGGAGGTAAAAAGACAGGAACCTTATGGCATTTAGTAAATGACGGGACTCTCCACACATTTGGGATCCATTTCATGAATGGAGCGTTGGCGAGATTAGACGGAACAATGGATAAATTATGGGATAGGATTTTGAGGTGATTAAATGATTCAAAAAGTACGTGATACGTTAAAACCTCTAAAAATACCAATTAAATACATTCAAAGACCTGATATAAGTGGTAGCTCCAAAATTGGAATAAGCTATCACTTTTTTGGTGAAGGCGATGAATTATACGGCGATGGAGAAGGAAAAGAAACCAGCGGAAGCGTGCAAATAGATGTATTTTCTACTACAGATTATACCAACATAGTAAAACAAATTAAAACTCTAATGAAAGCAAATAAGTTTAGATTTGCTGGTAGTGATGATAGTGACGATGGTATGAGTAGTGTTCAATACTATCATAAGATTTTAATATTCAATTATACAGAAAGGGAGGTATTAAATAATGTCCGAAGTTAAAATAAACGTAGAGGATGTGCATTTAGCAGAAATAACCGAATCCCCTGATGGGGCATTGATATTCGGTGTGCCTGAATATATACCAGGAGCGATGGAAATCGGCAGAACACCACAGCTATCCACAGGACAACTTTATGGTGATGGAAAGGTAAGACATTCTATTTCAAGGAAAAATTCTTATCAAATAACAATCAATCAAAACAAATTGCCCTCAAAATGGCGAAGATACATGGAAGGAACCAAAGTAAATAATGGAGTAGAAAGTGGAACATCTAAAGATGAACCTAAGCCTTTTGCTATAGGTTGGGCAGTAGAAAAAACAGGAGGTAAAAGAGAGTTAATATGGTTCTTATATTGTAAGGCTGAACCTATACAAGAAACTGTTAGACAGTCAGAAGATAGTACAAACTATTCTACTGATAGTGTTACAATAACGGCATTAGAACATGATAGTTTAGATAGATTCTACACATTCATAGATACAGAAGATGAAGAAATTAAGCCTGAAATGGTAGAGAACTTCTTTAAACAAGTACAAACGACAGATGCCATATCCGCACCACCAATTCCACCAGAAGGTTAAAACAATGTACCCCTTTCTTTTATGATATTGTATAATGTTAGTAAAAGGAGGGGGTACATATGAAAACAAAAACAAGTGATAAAGTGTTTAAAATGTTAGTTGCTATCATTATCGTATGTGGAGCTTTAGCAATTATATTAAATGCCTACAATAAGCATACGATAAACAAGGCAATTAATGCAGTTGTAGAGGCAACGGAAGAAGCTTTTAACACTAGAGCTGATTACTCCAAAGGATCGAATAGAATTATTGTCAAGATATACAACTTAGAAAATGAAGAAGAATTATTTAATTTAACAAAAGATGCATTACCCTTACTATCGCCTATTGGCGAGTATGATATTGTTAATCTCTTAAGTGTAAGAACGTATTATAAGGGCAATAAAGATGATTTTCAGTTTTACGATGTAAAATTTAAAGATATAAATAAAATAGAATGGGATAAGATAAATAATTTTGACGATTTTTTAACTTATCTGAACGTAAGCTTGGATTAGCACTCATTAAATTGGGTGCTTTTTTATTTACAAAATTGAGGTGAAATTATGGCAAGAGTATCAATTAAACCAATAGAACCTTTGGAAATGGAATTTGCAGATGGAACGATTAAAGAAGCTTTGTTTAACAACGAAGCTTTTATTATTTATACCGAAGAATTTGGATCTATAGATAAATCTATTGAAAAAGAATTAAAAAAGAAGCCCTATGATTTTACGGCTAAAATATTGTATTCAGGAATGAAAGTGATGGATAAAACAGTCACCTTAGAAGAGGCTAGAGCTATTCTTGTCGGTGGCGGAAGTGGGCTTATGGAGGCTATAACAAACTTATTAATAGATAATTTTATGACTACTGCCGATGAAGATTCAAAAAAAAAGTTCATGAAGGAAGTAGAGAAAATCAACAAGAAGCTTATGGAATAGACAATGTATTTTGGGAAACTCTTTATTTTGCTTACTGCATTAAATTAGGCAGAAGTGAAGAAGAATTTTTTAGGAATACTACAGCCAAAACAATAAGAATACTGGAAATGGCTATTAATGGGATAAAAAGAAAACCCGAAGCGAGAACGGTATATTCAATGAGAGACTTTTTAAAGTAAGGTGGTGAAACATGGCAGATTTTAAAGGCTATAAAAGACAGATTCGACTTGATTTTGACTGGCAATCAGTAAAAGACGGTATACCACGAGTAAAAAAGCAGATGACAATACTTAATGCAGAGTTTAAAAAAACATACGAAGAGGCTAAAGCGACAGGTAAGCCCTTGGAAACTCTAGGGGCAAGATACGACTATCTAACTGAACGTATAAAGATAAATGAGACAGCAATCGAAGAATATAGAAAAAAATTAGAAACAGCTAAAAGAGGACAAGGGGAAAGTGCTAAGTCGATTGAAAACAATACAGTAGAACTTAGAAAACAAGAAGCAGAATTGGCAAGAATGAAAACAGCGCTGACAACAGTAACTAAGGAAATGGAATATCAGCAAAGCGTGGTAGACAAAAACTCTGAGGAATGGAAGGACTTAGAATATCAATTAAAATTAAATGATGAACAATTTAAAAAAGCTAGAGCAGAGACCGAATTAAGCGGTGATGCCGTAAAGGGATTAAAAACCGAACATGAATTTTTAACTGAAAACATAAAGATACAAGAGCAGCAAGTGAAAATGTACAGAGAAAAGTTAAAAGAAGCTACACAGGCAGAAACGCAAAACGAACAGGCTGTAAAAGATAATACATTAGGATTGGCTGAGGCTGAAAGTCAACTAGCAGAAACTAAAGTAGAACTAGATAGAGTTACTCAAGAATTAGAAAAACAGAAATCAACTCTAGGAAAAACAGCTGATGAATGGGATAAAATTGGGACTAAAATGACAGATATAGGCAAGAGCATGACGTTGAAAGTAACTGCACCAATTTTAGGAGCCGCCGCAGCAAGCTTTAAGCTAGGAGCTGACTTCGAGGATGCTTTTGGAAAGGCAGAAGTTGTTTTCGGTAGAAACACAAGAGAGATTGAAGCTTGGTCTAAAACTGCGTTAAAAGAATTTGGACTTTCTAGAGTTACAGCTTTAGAAATGGTGTCGGACTTTGCAGCAGGATTTAATCAATTAGGTATAGATGTCAAAAAGTCTACCGAATGGAGTAAGAAATTAACCTCTCTAACAACGGATATGTCGGCATTTTACAATACATCTTTAGACGAAACTAATAGAGCGTTAACGGCTATACTAAGCGGACAAACTGAACCTTTAAAGAAATTCCAGATATATATGACACAGGCTAATTTACAACAATTTGCATATCAAAAGGGAATAAAAAAATCAGTTCAAGAAATGTCAGAAGCCGAAAAAGTTCAATTAAGATATAACTATGTAATAGAAAAAACTACTCAATCTCATGGGCAGTTTAAAAGGGAACAAGATAGTGCTACAGCTCAGTTAATACTATTTAAAGAAAGTTTAGAAGAATTAGGCACAAGCTTTTCAGAAGAAATATTGCCTATATTTACTCCTGTTTTAAAAGGTGTAAATAACATGATACAAAAATTTTCAGAATTAAATAAAGGAACCAAAAAATTTATAGTCATAGTCGGTGGAATTGTAGCAGCAATAGGACCTGTTTTAATTTTCTTAGGCAACATATTTAAGGCTATATCTAACATAAACGAAGGATTAAAGCTAGTAAAAGGAGGCGTAGACATAGCAACAGGAGCAGGAAAAATTTTTAACCAAACTGCTAATGATAGTAAGTTCTTTGGCTTTGCAAAATGGGCTTTAATAATTGCAGGAGTAGCTTTAGCACTTGGATATTTGATAGATAAGATAAATATTTTTCTAGGAAAGACAGAACAAGTTAATAGTGAATTGAATGATATGGGAAACATAGCAAACAGTATCTCGGGGGCGAGTAGCAGAGGCAATAACGTAAGCAGAAGGTATATTAACGGAAGCCACAAGTCGGGGCTCGATTACGTGCCTTATGATGGATATATAGCTGAACTTCATAGAGGGGAAAGGGTTCAAACAGCAGAAGAAAATCCTCTTAATGGAGGAAAAGGCGGTGGAGATACTTATATACTCCAAGTCGACATGGATGAAGTTGACGAAGTATATAAGCTAGTTAATGTATTTGAACAATTTAAACAAGCTAAAAGGGCAGGTGTTGTATAAATGGCTAGTTACGAAAAGACGGTACCAGTAATTGCAGAAACTTATCCAGGGGAAAGAATATGGACTGGTTGTGGAAGTAACGATTATTTTATTCCTTCTCAATTATCGGATAAAGTGTATATCAGCAATGGATATAGCCCTCCAATTTATTCTGGGGGTTCTGTTTTATTATTTAAAAATAGAGCTTATTTTAAATGCGATACAAAAGATATCCCAAGCGGGAAAACAATAAAAAAGATAAAATATTATGTGTATTCGAGATATTCATATTCTATACCTCTTGACGCAAATGACCGAAGTTTTGATTTAAGCTCAGGATGGAACACAATAGAAGTTGAAGGTGATGACTATCTAACAATAGAGCAACTTCAAGACTATGGAGGTTGTACTCGTGCTACTCATGCAGAAATAGACTCGCATTTAGGCGCAAACAAGCCTTATGCAGTAGTAACCTATGAAGATACACCTCCGAGTGTGCCAACAAGCTTATATCCATACAACACGACAGTAAATGCAAGAAACGTAATAAGATTTAGCTGGGTTCATAGAAGTAAAGAAGGATTAAAACAAAAGGGATTTACGTTACAATATAGCAAAGATGGAGGAAGTACATGGACTACTGTAACACAAACAACAGCTAACCAATACTACGACTTACCTGCGAATACATTACCACTTACAGGCCAAATAATGTGGAGAGTAAAAACAATAGACGGAAATGGTTTAGAATCTAATTATGCTAATGGCAAATTTAGCACAGAAGTAATACCCCAAAAGGCTCCGATTCTGTCATCTCCTATAAGTGGATATTTAGATGGTTCTAAGGAAATAATCTTTAAATGGAACTTCTTAGGCGGAACAGCAGAAGATAAACAGAATAAATACGACTTACAATACAGTTTAAACCAAGGCTCCACATGGACAACTATAACAAAAACAAGCACGAACGAGCAACATACTATATCAGGAGATACATTTAAAAGTGGTAATGTATATTGGAGAGTACGAACTTACAACGCTTATGGAGATGTAAGCCCATACAGCGAAGTAGGAAGCTTTTATGTTATAAATAGTCCACCGATTCCGCAAATAACAGATGTAACAAATTGTGCAAGACCTTTAATAAGTTGGAACAGCGTAGAACAGCAAATATACGAATTGCAAATACTTAAAGACGATAAAATAATATTTGAAACAGGAACTATACCATCAACGGATAGGAGCTATAGAATAGAGGATTATTTGGAAGATGGAGAATATATAGCAAAATTAAGAGTAACAAATGAATACAGTCTAACTTCTCCTTTTGCAGAATTTATGTTTATAATAGAAACCGCAAAGCCTGTTAAGCCCGTTATAGCAGTTTATAATGAAGAGCATAGTGTTACTATCAAAACAGATAATACAACCCTTAAAACGTTAGTATATAGGGACAATAAATGTATAGGAGAGTTAACAGACAATTGCTTTATAGACTATACAGGAGAAAATAATAGAGAATATAGATATTTCATTAGAGCCATAGACAAAAACGATAATTTTTCCGATAGTGATATTAAGACGGGCAAGTGTAGATTTAAAGATAATACTTTAGCTTTAGCAGATAATCCAGGAGAATTTATAAAACTTAGATATAGGTTTAATGACGCACCGAAGAAAGTAAATAGAATAGGAAACATAGGAAGTTTAGTATACTTTGATGGTAGAGAATATCCCGCAACAGAGTTTACAGAATTTAAAGAGTACAGTAAGACCTTATCATTTTCATCCAGGACAAAAAAAGAATTAGACGACTTAATAGATTTAATTGATAAAAAACAAACTTTACTTTATAGAGATATAGAAGGAGAAAATATATATGGAACTATTTTAAGCATCGACTATGAAAAGGCTATGTTTGGCTATAACGTAGATTTTACAATAACTAAAACGAGTGATTATTATGATTAAACTAGATAAAAATGTAATAAATAAACTACACATGAAAGATGATAGCAGAGAAGTAAAATTTAGATATGACATATTAAATTATAATGAAATAAAAATAGGCGAATTAACACCTGTACCTAAAGGTAGGCTAGGGTTAAATAGTTTAGCGCAAATAAAAAGAACAGGTTCCTTTAATTTTAGAGAAAATGAACTTAAGGAAGTGGATTGGCTGAATGATAGAGTTCAGCCTTTCTTTATGTTGAAAATGGGGAATGAGTGGCTAGAATGGTCCTTGGGAGTATTCTTAATTTCTTCTCCAAGGCGAAACGTAAAAAACAATGCTATATACAGAGAAGTAGAATGCTATGATACCTCTCTTATTCTGCTAGAAGATAAATTTGATGATAGGTATAGAATTCCTGCAGGAACGAATTATGTTGAAGCAGTTACGCGAATAATAAATGAAGCGGGAATATGGAAGATTAACATTTCTCCTGTAGTGGGGAGCATTAAAACTGATAAAGAATTTGAAATAGGCACTTCTAGGCTAGAAGCCGTAAATGAATTATTAAAAGAGATAAACTACACGAGCATTTGGGTAGACGAAACAGGATGTTTTACCTCTAAGCCTTATATTTTACCTACTTATAGAGCAATAGAATATGAGTATAGAAATGATGATATGAGTATAATTCTTCCTGAAACCGCTATAGAGGAAATGGATTTATTTAACATACCCAATAAATGGGTTGTAGTAGCTACCAATCCCGAGACGGAGCCTCTAGTAAGCCGATACACAAATGACAATGCTGGAAGTCCCACAAGTACAGTAGGAAGAAAAGGGAAACGAAATATAGTTGACCACAGGGAAGAAAATGACATATTGGACCAGAAAACCCTTGATGAATATGTGCGAAGGATAGCCTATGAAGCAAGCCAAGTTTATACCAAATTTATATTTGAAACTGCTATAATGCCTCATCATTCGTACATGGACAGCCTATTTTGTGAACATACAGGATTAGGAATAAGTAATAAATATATAGAAACTTCTTGGCAGATAGATTTAAAAGCAGGAGGAAAAATGCAACACAGTGCTAGACGTGTAATCCAAATCTAATTAATGCAAGGAGAGTGATACAAGCGTGATAACAGCAGAGGAATTAGTTGAAATGACCGAAAGTAAGGAGCAAAGTCCTTTTAAATTAGGCACAGTGGTAGAACTGTTTGAAATCGGAACTGCAAAAATACAATTTGACGGAGAAGAAGAACCAAGCGAAAAAGAATATTCTTATTTAGCTAGTTATAAACCCTCTATAGGAGACAGGGTTCTATTAGCTAGTGTGGCAGGAACTTATGTAATAATGGACAAAATAAAGTATCAAGAAGCAATCGAAGATACTAGTACTGGAAACTTTGAATCCCTAACAGTAGAAAATAACACAAAAACAAAGACTTTAGATGTAACGTCGACAATGTATGTAGGAGGAACAGCTAATTTAAACGGTGGAGTTAACGTAAGGTCAAGTGCAAGATTTAATAATGGAGCTACAGTGTCAAACGGTATGAGTGTAAGCGGTACAGCCGATTTAAGTACACTAAAAGTAGACAGATTAGAGCACAATGGTACTCTTGGCTTTTTTGGAGGTTCTCCTATAAGGCAAAAAACTGTATGGACCTTAATGTCTAGTGCAAGTTTAAGTGATGCCGTAAGTAGGTTAAATGAGCTTTTGCGAGCTTTAAAGGCATATGGGTTAATCTATACAGATTAGGGAGTGTGATATTTTGAAACTAAAAGAATTTGATATCTTATTAGACATAAAAAGAAATAGAAAAACGGAAGAATTTGAGGTAGTACAAAATGACTATGAATCTAACATACTAAACATAGCTATAGTAGAAGATTTTGAACCTTATAATTTAACAGGACTAAGCGTAGAAATAGCATTTGCCAAAGGAGACGGAACTACGGTTCTGCAAGACGAACAAAACGGAGTAACGATTATAAATGCTATAGAAGGAAAGATAACTTGTACACTTAAAACAAATACTATAGCAGCCGCAGGGAAAGTTAGTGCAGAGGTAAGAATATTGCAAGAGAATAAGTTATTAACTACAACGAGGTTTAACTTTTTCGTAAGACGGGCTATCGTAAACAATGAAACAATAGAATCTACAAATGAGTTTCCTATTTTGAATAAATTGATTACAGATGTAGGAGATGTAGTTGAAGCGGTACCTGTAATTGAAGAAAAAATGAACGAAATAACTAATACCGAAAGTGGCTTAAATCAATCTATTCAAGAGGGCGATACATTAAAAACTGGCTTAGACAATTCTATTACAGAAGGGAACTTAACTAAAACAGAATTAGACAGCTCTATAGTGGAAGGAAATGCTATAAAAGGAGAATTAGACGACATTATAGTAGGCACGGACTTTGAACAAGTAATAACGGAATTAAACAATAAGGCTAATAAAACAGATGTGAATAATCTCGCAGGTGAAGGAAGGACTATTGAAACTGTAAAACAAAATGCTGATGATATATTAGCAATACAAGAGGAAACAAAATTCTTAAATAACCTACCTGTCTATAATATGCTACCAGATAGCGGCAGGTTTTCAAATATTTCGCCATCGATAAATGTTGTTAATAATTTTAATAATATGTTCTTTAAACCTTATAATAATTCTACACCCTGGGCAGAAGTTGGAAAATTTATATATGATAATAGTACCTTTGGAGGCACAAGAGAGGCATTAAATCAGACAACAATAGACCTTTTAAGTGCTATTAATAAATTAGAACCAAATTCGCCGGCCGAGAGAAGATATGGAATAGAATTTTATATCGTAGCTTCAACTATGGGAAATGGCACTAGTTTATCATTTCAAGGAAAATATCTTTTATCAACTACAAAAGATATAAATCTTCCAGGAGCCTCAGGATTATGTAGTATGGCTTTTTTTATACGAGCAACAAATGGGAACTTAATCGTGAATAAAACTAGTAATGGCGGAAGGCTGTATGAGAATGGGGAATTAGCTCCTTCTAATATTGAAATAACTCCAGAAGATGGGTGGACACATATAATTGCAGTAAATTATACGGCTATAGGATACGACAATAGTATACCCTATATATATACAAACGAAGGAGTAGAAGTTCAAATAGCTTTACCAGTCTTATATCCGGGAGAAATTGCTCCTTTTATCCATACTGCACCAGTGCCAACTATGTTACCCCCAGTATTGGAAGCGCCTAGTTGGATAACAGCTGTACTACAAAACGGATGGGCTCATGGGACTGGTGGCTTACAATATTTTAAGGATTCTATGGGTATAGTTAATCTGCATGGAGAAGTAAAAGATGGTACAACAACAAGCGGTACTATAATAACAACTTTACCAGAAGGATATAGACCTACCAAGATAATTTCTATCCCAGTTATACGAGCTAATAGTACAAGTGTAACCCCCATGAACTTGAACACAGATGGTACATTAAAAGTATTTGGCAATATAGAAGCAGGAACCTTTAGGGTTTACACAACTTTTAGAGCAGGTTATTAGATTAGGAGGCGATAATATGGAAGTATACAGAGTTGATAAAAACAGTATTTATGTAGAACCTGTTATATTAACTGAGTATGAAAAAATTCCTATAGATTGTGTAAAAATAAGACCGCCAGATAGCCTATATTGTGCTAAGTGGACGGGTGAAGAATGGATAGAGGATATGCCACAAGAGGAAATCGAAGAGCTGAACAAACCAAATATTAACAAAAATAATGATATACAGTTATTAAGTGATTATGCATTAGATTTAGATTATAGATTAGTTTTAGAGGAATATGGAATATAAGGAGGGAGGATATGTATATGGTGTATGCATTGTGTAAAGCTAAAATTGAACAAAAAAGGTATGAATCAAAAGAAAAAATGCAAGAGATGTTGGATGTATTCTATGCAGGAGATAGATTAACCACAGAAGAATATCAAGAACTATCATTACTGCTTGCAGAACAAGAGTAATTAAGAGATAAACACCTAGAAGGGTGTATTTTTTATGCCCTTCTATTAAATTCAGGAGGGTGCTATGGAAAATGAAAAAAGAATATCGAATTTAGAAAACAGAATATCCGAGTTGGAAAAAGCAGTAACAGAATTGCACAAAAACGATGCAGTATCCAAACAAGAAATAAAAATGATATTTAACATCTTAAATGAAATAAAAGACAGTATAAAGGATATTGCAAAGGATTTAGGAAACTTAAAAGAAAAACCTGCCAACCGTTGGGAAGATACAGTAAAAACTATTATAACCGTAGTGGTAACCGCAGTGGTAACAGCGGTAATGGCAGGTAAACTAATGTAGGAGGTAGAAAAATGATTATAGATATTTCACATCATCAAGATCCATCAAAAATTAATTACGATAGGTTAGCCAAGCAAGTTGATTTAGCAATTATCAGGACTCAATATGGTAGCAGAACATTAGACAGGCATTACAAGACACATCATAGGGAATTCCAAAAGAGAGGGGTTCCTACAGCTTGTTACGCTTGGGTTAGGGGAGTAAGTATAAATGATATGAGGGTAGAGGCTACGGACTTTTACAACCGTACCAAAGACTTAAATCCATGCTTCTGGTTCCTGGATGTGGAAGAGAAAAGTATGGGCGATATGAGAAGTGGACTATCTGCTTATGTGGCTCAACTTAGAAAACTTGGAGCTAAGAAAATTGGTATTTATGTAGCTCATCATTTGTACAAGCAGTTTAATTTGAATTTGTCAGAAGTGGATGCAGTGTGGATTCCTCACTATGGCAAGAATGATGGTACAATTAACAGTAAGCCTTCTTACTCTTGCGATATACATCAATTCACTAGCGTAGGTAGATTAGACGGTTACAATGGAAATCTAGACTTAAATAGGCTAATGGGAACTAAACCTTTAGAATTCTTTACAGGGAAAGAAATAGTAAAAGAGGAAAGCAAGGAAGAATTAGACACAATAAACGTAAAACTTCATGGCAAGGATTTAAAGGTAGAAGGTATATGCAGAGAGGGAACTAACTATATTCCAGTAAGATTTTTAGAGAGATTAGGATATAAGTTAGACGGAAACAACAATGATGTAATTATAGAATATAAGGAGGTAAAATAATGACAGGAACAGAAATATTAAACTTTATTCAACCAGAGATTTTAATTTTAATTCCAGTTTTAATTATAATAGGGTTGATGTTAAAAAAAGTTGAATACGTAAAAGATTGGACTATACCAATTGTATTAGGGACAATAGGAATTATCCTCGGAATATTGACACTAGGATTTAATAAAGGCTTCAGTGGACCTATAATTTTAAATGGGATTTTACAGGGTATACTTTGTGCAGGTATGGCGGTATATGTACATCAACTTACAATTCAGAGTACTAGAAAGAGAGTCGAAGATGAGGACCAAGATTAAAAAGCATGGTCTTTTTTATTTTTGCAGTAAAACTAAAACTGACATAAAATGGACTTAATATTTTAGGTTTACAGAGGACTTTATAATGCAACTAATATAATTACTATACTAGCATACTAAGACCTCTGTAAATGCTTATAACGAGCTTAAAAACAATATTAAATATTTTACGTAATTTGAGGTAGGAAAATTAAAATCCTACCTCTTTTTTATGTTTTTGAAGGTTTTTAGCCTTGGTATTTTATTTTAAAAACATTTCGACATTATTAGACATAACGACTGTAAGCTAGTAATATCAACACATATGGAATATAAAAAAGTTGCGCTATAACCTTGACATCATATGCTGCAAAGGTTATAATATATACATAAGATAAAATAAAACAAGGAGGTAGCAAAGATGAAAAAGATATTTGTAGAGGCACATAAAATGACAAGAGAAATGGTGAAGAAATATGAGGTAGATTATCAAGTGCAATTCGGATTATGTCTTAGCTACCTTCTAAATGAGGAGGAAGAAGAGATGATAAACTTTAGTAAGAAAGGATTAAAGTTTGAAGTTGAAGTAACTGAAAAATTGACAGTATACCTTGAAGGGAAAGCAATAGGAGAAAGCGAATATATTAATAAATTAGAGAAGAATAACCTTATAGCTTTTAATGATGAAGTAAAGGCAGGACCCTTAAAAGGAATGTTAGGTATAACAGTAGACGAAAAAGTGAGAAATGAAATATTAGGAGAATATGAAGATAATAAAAATAAAATAGATAAATACTTCAACGAAATAGAAGAATTAGAAATTGAGAAAATAGGGCATAGAAACTATTACATCTTAGGAGAAAGTCATAAAGAAATAGAGAAGTTGAATGAAGGCTATTTTTTCAGAAAGAAAGAAGAATGGATAAGAAACAATAAAAGAAACTTCATGCTAAAAGATGAATTAACAGAAGCGTTTGAAAGCCAAACCAGAAAAATTTATATCTACAAAAAAGGCTATGAAAAAGAAACAGCTAAGAAAGCAACAAACAATAATAGTAGCAGATATAACAAATTATATGAAGAAGCAGAAAAAATGACAGACGAAGAATTCGAAGATATATACGGAGTGAAAAGAGAAGGCTACATAGCATAGAGTATTAGCCCTAGTATGAAAGAGAGGAAAAATATTATGACGAAATGGAAAAATTAAAGTTAATGTTGTATGTAGCCCAAAAGGGCGACTATAAAAAAAGGAGACTATATAGATGAAAACAAGCGATCATAATGGAAAACTATGGGAAGATACGAAGATTATAATTAAAAAGTGTAAAGAGCTAGGTAAAGAAATTCAAGTTGCAATTAAAAAGGAAATGGAAGAGGAAAACTATATAGATAATAGTGGCTATATAGGAGATTTTGTAAAGAATCTAATGGAGGAGTTAAGTGGCTTCATAGACGAAAGTGCAAAAATTAATGAAGATTATATACATGAAAGAATTGAAACAGAATTGAATAATACGTTTGCTAGAAATGAAAATTATGACATGAACGGTGCTTATAGATGTTGCTACTATATTGACAGAGCAGGGCTAGAGGCTTGGAGAAGTAAATATGAGAGGGATTCTAGAGAAGAAACTTTAATAGAAAGGCTCGAAAGAGCTATTAATCAACAATTTTACTTAGTAAAAGACCTGCTCGAAGAAGTACAAGAGGGTGAAACAACTATGGAAGAACTAAAAGATACACTAGCAACAGGTTTGCATGATTTCAGATTAGTAAGAAACATATTAGGAACCGATGAGAGAGAACAGGCAATAACAGATAAAATAATTAGAATAAAGATAGCAGTTGAAGCAATTGAAGAAGGAGATATCAAACAAGCATTATTTTCTTTAACACATACTTATTAATGAACGACAGGCTGGGAAGGGGTAATCATATGGCGTGGTATTACGGAACTTATAACTGTGGACACGAAGGCAGGGTTAATATAATAGGCCCTATGAAAGACAGACAATGGAAAGCGGATAGACAATTTTCAAAGATGTGTCCTGAATGCTGGGAAAGACACTTAGAAGAACGAAGACAGAAAGCAAATGAAGAATCTAAAAAACTAGCAAAGGAAATGGAGTTACCAGAACTAGCTGGTACTCCTAGACAAATTTCCTGGGCGAATACACTTAGGCAAGAGCTAATAGAGAAGTTTACAAACCTTTCCGAAGATGAAGAGACGATTAAAGAAATATCTGACTTATACGAACTAGACTTAACTAAAGAGAAGGTAATAGATATAAGAGACTATATAATAGAAAGCAAGATATCTTCAAGCTATTATATAGACAATAGAGATAGATATATAGTTAAAATAATTGAAGATGAAATAAAAGATGCGTTAAAACCTGATGAAGAAAAACACCAGGAAAAACTTATAGAGAAAGAAAAAATAGAAAGTATAGTATATCCAGAGGACAAAGTAACAGATGTACCTGTAGAAATAAGCTTCACAGCAGAAGAAATCACATTGAAGTTTAAGAAAAATGAAGATTTTAGACTGCTAGTCAAAGGCTTAGGATATTATTGGGATAGTGGAGTGTGGTGCAAGGAATTAGACTATACTACTGGAGATTATAGAAATAGAGTAGCTGAGGTAGGTAATAAGTTATTAAACAAAGGTTTCCCGATAATGATATTAGATAAAAAAATAAGAGATAAAGCTATAAAAGGAGAATACGAAAAGGAACACACCAGATGGATATATGCAAGAACAAAAGGCGAACATAAAGGTAAACTATCTATCAAATGGGAAGGGTATAATGAAAGCCTTTATAAGACTGCTAGAAGCTTACCAGGCAGTAGGTGGGATTCTGCAGTTATGGTTAAAGTAGAATATTATAAAGAAGTAGAAGAATTTGCAGAGTTATACGACTTTAAGTTTTCAAAGGGAGCTAGAAAATTAATAGATGAGTACAAAAAAGAAATAGAAAAAATTGAAACGGTTATACCTGCAGCAGTTGAGGAAGAAAAAAATGCAGATGGATTAGAAGCAATATTAAATTCTAGCACAGATATATTAGAAGATTTAATAGATGATTAAGGGGGATGAATAATGAAAGCATTTTATAAGAACAAGAAAAAATTAATTGATATGGACATAGTGGAGACGGAAATATATTTACAAAGAAAAATGAATTCGGGACACAATGTAGACGATTATCAAAATTGTTACGTCTATATATCCAAAGATGGCAAGTTTTATATAGAACAAAATGATAGTTGGAATTGGGGAGGGGAACAAAATCTCGAGCATGGGATTTTGCTGGACGATTTAACAAATAAAGACATAGATACATTAAAGGCTAGATATGGGGATGATGTGTTTGAAAAGTATAAACATAAACAAGAGTAATATACTTTTTGAAGGAGACAGCGCAACTCTTATAAAGATGCCAAATAACTCTCAATATAAGAACTACAGCTTTTGGCACCCCAACAAGTTAACTAAAGAAGGTCCTCATACAAATGCAATAACATTAAAATACTTTGATGGATTTGTTTTTAAATTAAAGAAATACGGAAGAGGTAAGTATAATAAATACGATATTTTAAAAGAGGACGAAATATCAGTTGAGGAGTTTGAGGAAATATTTCAATTGATAAATAAAAATATAATAGAGAAAGTTGAGAAAAAAAGAAAAGTACCAAAGTTAGGAATTCCAGATGTATATATTATTCCAGACTTAATTGATGATTAAGGGGTGATGATATGGAGCTTTTAACAAACTTACTTCCTTACCAAGTCCCGGCATATAAGAAACTTAGAAAAATTAAAGTAGGAGCTCTATATATGGATATGGGACTTGGTAAGACAAGAACGGCCATAGAATTAATAAAAAATAGATATGATAGGGGAAAAATCAACCATGTTCTATGGCTATGCCCCTGTTCGGTAAAAACTAATTTAAAAAGGGATATATTAAAACATTCAAGAGGGCTTCTTGAAAATACTACAATTATGGGAATAGAATCTATTTCGATGTCCGATAGAGCTTATTTAAAAGCATTAGACGTTATGGCAAAGAATAAAGCTTATATAATTGTAGATGAAAGCAGCCTAGTGAAAAACTGGGATGCGAAAAGGACACAAAGAATTATTGAATTATCAAAGCTGGCTGAGTATAAATTAATCTTAAATGGTACTCCGGTAACTAGAAACGAAGCTGACCTTTATAGCCAATGGTATATATTGGACAGTAGAATTTTTGGTTATAGAACGTATTGGAGCTTTGCTGCAAATCATTTAGAATATGATAAATACGGTAGAATTAGAAGAGTTTTAAATGTTGATTACCTTACTAATAAAATAGCTCCATATAGCTATCAATTAAAGAAATCAGAAATTGAAACTAAATTACCAAAGAAAAATTATTATGATTATTACTTTGAGCTAACAGAATGGCAATACCATCATTATGAAAACGTCAAGGATTCTTTATTAGCTGATGTAGATGAATTTGAACCTAGTACTATCTATAGATTATTAACTGCATTGCAGTTAATAACTAGTGGAAGAATGATTACAAAGACTGGGGGAAGATTAGAACATAAACCTTTCTTCAAAAATCCTAAAGATAATCCAAGGATAGAAGCTTTATTAAACAATATTGACGGATCCGATGAAAAGTATATAATCTGGACTAAATATACTTTTGAAATAGAAGAAATAAGCCAGGTACTTAAAGAAATGGGCAAAGATGTAGCTATATTCAATGGCGATATACCACTTAAAAAGAGGGATAAAGAATTAGATAAATTTATTGGAGATTCTCAATTTCTTATAGCAAACAAGAGTTGTGGCGGTTATGGCTTAAACCTTCAATTTTGCAACAATATGATTTATTATTCTAATGACTTTGATTGGGGTACCAGGGCACAGTCAGAAGACAGAGTTCATAGGATTGGACAAGATAAGCCTGTATACATTACAGATATTATTGCTGATAGCAAAATTGATGAAATGATTATAAGGAATTTATCCAGGAAAGAAAGCCTTGATTCTTATATTACTTATTTGCTTAATAACAAGAATCATTTAGAAGCTATAATAGACGGAGGTGAAATAGGTGCTTAGAATTGGATTTGGACCAAGACAAAAACAAGAAATAGTAAATAAATATATCGAAGAAAACAATATCAAACAAGTAATCGTATTAAATACAAAGCAACATGATACAAGATATAAGTTTTCTATTGATGCTGAGTATGTAGAATATAACGAATGGGAAATGTACAGAACTTTTTATCCTCTAATAGAAAAGATAGACAAAGATACATTAGTTATAGTAGATGAAGTATTTAGAACTACAAATTTGCAGGACCTAAAATACAATTGTGCAACAATATTTCTAAATCAAACAGAACATAGGATTATATTTTCTACTTTTCCGTTTGTAAACGATAAAAATGATTTTATGATTCTAATGAAATTTGAGAAAGCTAGTAAGCATGTAGATAAATTTGACTATAAAATACTGCAATCTGAGGATATATTGATTAATCCAAAGGTAGTTAAGATGAACATTATAAACGTTTCTATAACAGAAAAGCAAAAGGGAAAATACGAAAAACAAAAAGAAAAGCTTTTTAATAACATAGGGAACAAGGACCCTAATACTATACCTAGAAAGTTACAGCTATTAGCAGGAGATTTTAAGAGGACAGCAATTGAAGAAGATAAAATATACATTGCTAGAAATCAAAGATTTAAGTTAGATAATGTATATTCCTACAATAACTACGAAAAAGGGAAGAACTATATAGTATTAGATACGCATTATAGTAGGATACAGTTTATTGATTTTCTTATTAATAACAAGATGTCTAAGATAACATATGTAGCTACAGATTTATCTATAGATAATTTTATAGTAACGGATTTTACGAAGTGGAAAGCGAGGTTAGATGCCTTTTATGCTCAAGCAAATTTATATAAATAAGACAGTTTTAGAATGTGCAAAAGAGAGGATATCGAAAATATTCGATGACTTTGAAAATATTTGTGTATCCATTAGCGGAGGAAAGGATAGTACTGTATTGGCGCATCTAGTGCTACAGGAGGCAAGGAGAAGAGACAGAAGGATAGGAATATTCTTCCTAGACGAGGAAGTAGTCTATGACAGCACGGTTAAACAAGTAGATTACATTATGAATATGTATCCTGAAAACACCATTAAGTTATGGTATCAAATTGAGTTTAACTTAACAAATGCAACTTCCTTTGAAGATGGACAGCTTATATGTTGGGAGAGAGGGAAGTCTGATATTTGGATGAGGTCCAAGAGACCAGATTCGATACAATATAAACCTTGGCCAAAGGAAACGGAAACAGTAAGAGATAAAAATAAAGGTTTTGGATTCTATGATGCGCTTGAAAACTTCCAGAGAAGTAGACCTAACACTTGCTTTTGTATAGGATTAAGAGCTACAGAAAGCCCTCATAGATGGAAAGCTGTATCTTCACATCCAGGGCATAAAGACTGGTGTTGGACCACCGACATAGGAAATGGCAGCGTTAATGCTTATCCTTTGTATGACTGGAACTTCCACGATATATGGAAATATATTTACGATAATGATTTAAAATACAGCAAGATATATGACTACCAGCATAAGAAGGGAATGGGACTACAAGAAATAAGAGTATCCAGTCTTATCCATGAGAAATCTTTTAAGGCTTTAGTAGATTTGCCAGAGTTTGAACCTAAAACTTACGATAAACTACTTAAAAGAATTAAGGGAATAAGTATTGGAAAGCTTTATGGGAAAGATAGCAAAATGTTAAAGGTAAGAAAATTACCTAAGAACTATAAAAGTTGGAGAGAATATAGAGATTTTCTGCTTAAAACATATCCAGATGAATCAAAAAAATGGATATTTGAAAAAAGATTTGCAAGACACTTAGATAATAACTATGTAGCTAGGCAGCAATGTAGACAACTAATATTAAATGATTATGAAAACAATCTACCAGTAGACAATAAAGAGGACCCGAGAGAAAAGACATTACGGAAATGGAGGGAAATACTATGAGAAGAATAGAAACTGAATATGGAGTTTTTGAAATACCAGATGCTCCAAAAATAAAAATGAAAAATGGCGAAATACTATCACTACCAGTATTTTGTCCTATACTGGTGCCTACGGAACTTGTAGCTGCAAACAATTATAATCCTAATCATGTAGATAAGCAGAATATGGAATTGTTGAAAACTTCAATAGTAGACAATGGCTTTGCCTTTGCTATAGTAACCGTGTGGGATGATGAAATAGAAAAGTTTGTTATAGTGGATGGATTTCACAGGTACACAATTCTTGCTGATTGGTTAGGATGCAAGGAAATGCCTATAGTTGTACTAGAACAAGATGCTAAGCAAAGAATGAGTGCTACAGTACAATTTAATAGGGCCAGAGGTGTTCACCAAGTAGAACTAATGGGAGATTTAGTAAAAGCTTTATTCGACCAAGGAGCAGATGATGAAGAAATAGCTGAACATTTGGGAATGGAACTAGAAGAAGTGTTTAGACTTAAACAAGTTACAGGTATAGCCTATTTGTTTAGAAACCAAACCTATTCGAAAGGGTGGGAGATGCAGGAGGTAGATGAGAGTGAAATATAATTATGGCGACATATATAAAGAATACCCTTTAGAAGAAGGTAGGCCTTATATATTTGAAGATGGCAGCATAATCCAAGTCCATAACATTTATAATAAAACTCCTGAATTTATGTATAAGTCAGATGTGTTGTTTATAGATCCACCGTGGAATTTAGGAAATCTTAATACGTTTTATCTTAAAGCTGAACAAGAGGAGAGAATAGAAAGCTTTAAAGAATTTTATACAAGGTTATTTACTGTAATAAAAGATATCAATCCTAAAATGTGTTTTGTGGAAGTAGGAAAAGAACATTTAGCAGATTTTATTATTCAAATGAGAAAAATATTTAAATATGTAACTTTCTACAATAGCACTTATTATCATTCTAAAGATAAACTATGCTATGTAATTCAGGGCTCTAGCAAAAGAAGAAACTATAAGCTAGACGGAATGGACGAACAGCACATCATAGAATGGGTATGCAAGAATATTGAATATGAGTACATTGGGGACTTGTGTATGGGGCAGGGCCTTGTAGGATACTATTCCAATATGTATGGTAAAAAGTTCGTAGGTACAGAACTTAACCATAAAAGGCTTTCTGTTTTGATAAAAAGGATTCAAGAAGGTAAATTAAACGTAAAATAGGAGGGGTAAATATGTATAAATATGAAGTAGGTCAAGTAATAGAGGAATTAAAAGGTTCTCAACAAGGTGTTAGGTTTAATATGGCGGATGATGGAGCTACGTTATCATTACTATTCAAAAATCCTACAAAAGAAGAAATAGACGATATAAGAAAAGGGAAACTTCAATTTGGTATGTTTACAAAAGAAAATGTTATATTTCTACTTTGTAAGTTTGGGAGTATGCCGTGGATGGAGGCTCCTTACCACGTAGCATTATCCAAAAGCTTAACTAAATTACAGGACCTAGAAGAAGGGCAAGGCTATGCTTGTAATATTGCTTTAATCGATACTGCAACAGGAGAAATTAAAGCCATGAGGTATGTAGGACTTAGTACAGAATACTCCAGGAGATTAAAAAAGAACATTGAGGACCAATTAAAAGAAGATTTCAATGTCGAAAAATATAAAAAAGTCATGACAGAAATAATGTTTAACTATACCACGAATGATATGGTAAATTACTCAGAAATAAATTGCAGGATCAAATAGGAGGGCGCTATGAAAAATAACATTAAGGCTTTATTGGAAGAAAGAGATATATCAATAAATAAATTTGCTACAGATTTAGGAATGTATTATAAAACTGCTCACGAGTTAGTAAATAGAGAGGATTTATCCGATACTAAAGTTGGCACCTTACAGAAGGTAGCTGAATATTTAAAAGTGAAAATAGAGGACTTATATAAGTAATGACGATAGATTCATTCAAAAGACTTGGTATTTACACCAAGTCTTTTGTTTTAGAAAATTTAAAATATTTATATAAAGTGTTGACTTTATAGTCGGTACCGACTATAATATAAGTAACAGATAGTCGATAACGACTATAAAGAAAGGGGATTGCAATGGAGAATAAAGGGTTAATTAAGGAAATGGTTAAATTACAAGTTCTTTGCGTGAGATGGGTAGAGAAGAATACAAACTTAAAATGTTCTACGCTTTGGGATATGGACAGAATTTTAAAAGGTAGCAAGTTTACAATAACTTACGAAGAAGCAGTAAAAAACCTTAGAAGGAACATTGAAAAATACTGTAAGAATGAATATTTATTAAATGCAGTTTTGCAATTAGAAGATGATATAAACAATAGCGAAATTAAGAATTTAAGATTCGGACTAGAACCACAAAGAAATTTTTCGGATTTAGAAAAAGAATTAAACACAGAAGTATTAAAAAGAACTCTTTTCATGACAAACGGAATGGTTGGGATAAAATATATTGTTGAAAACCTAGGGCTAACGGAAAGTGCTGTAAAACAGGCTTGTCAACAAGAAAGACTTTTAAACACAAAAAAAATAGGCAACAACTGGGTAGTTCATATTCCTGAATGTAGAGCTTATTGGAATATCCCTGACACAAACGATAACAACTTATGCAAGGATTGGGAATATTAATAATTTGAGAGGAGAGGAAAAGATGAAAAATTTAAAAGGAACGGAAAGACAAATTAAATGGGCGAACGACATTAAAAAAGAATTAAATGAAATAACAGATGATTTGCTAGAAAAATCGAATTTCTTAGTAAACCATGACCCAGAGGACCCGTCACATGAAGAAGTTGACCCTATATTAAAAAACTTTGATACTTATATTAAGCATATAAACAGAATAATAAATGAATTAGATAATGCATGGGATATAATAGATACAGCTAGATGTATTACGAATAAAACATCGTATAAGGTAGGAGGTAGAATAGTACAATTGCACAGTCGAAAAGAAAGCATAAAAAGATTAATTAAAACCATGACCTATAGAGATATGATAAAGAAATTCGATAACTATGAAAACATAATAGATTTTTTATACAAAGTAAAATTAAAATAAATGAAAAATACCAAAATTATTTAAAGGCTAGAACTATTTAGCCATTTTTCTTTTTGCAACATATCCTACCCCTATATTCTACGTAGGACAAGCTTTAATATATGCATTAATATAATTAGTATAGTGCATACATAAAATGACTGTAACGAGCCACAACGAGCTTAAAAATACATATATAATATTTTAGAAGGATATTTTAACTTTAAGTGGAATGTTAAAGGAAGAGGTGGTAAAATTGGAGAAAACTAAGTCCATATTAGAAAGAATTATAAAAATAATAGTTTCACTTTCTATTATCTTAGGAATTACATCTACAGTTTTATTGTTTGTGTTTAATGTACATAATTTTCCAATCGTTGTTTCATTTTATCCGAGAGAGCTTATATTATTTTTATGTATGGTAGGAATATTTTTATTAGCTATAAGGTTCAGGATAAAATATTTTAAATGGATTGCTTTAGTAGGGGTAATTTTAAGTGGAATTAATTTGGCAGGCTTTAACTTGTTATTATATTAAAAAAGAGAATCTAGTTAAAGACTCTCTTTTTTTCTGACGTCAGAAAAACGGCAAAATAATATTTGTTAAAATGGTTTAAATAATATTTTTATAAAGATATAATTATTTTACAAATGGCTATTTTACTTAACTTGATGTAAAACGATATAAAACATTTTTGGTTTTTAGCCAAATTTGCATATATGGCGGATATCAATAAAAGAACATTCAATCGATGGAATCATCGCGTTTATTATAAAAACGGCAGACGAAACGGCAAAAAAATCTTTATAAAATATTATCTATCCTCGTTTTAGCATTTTTACGCATATCGTCAATTACATGAGAATAAGTTCTTATTACCATTTCAACGGTGTCACCCATAAGTTCGGCTACAGTCTCAAAATCCAATCCATTTGACAGCAAAGTAGTAGCGTAAGTATGTCTTAAATTGTGAACAGAAATATCGTAACCCCATCTGTTGAATTTCCTTCTAAGCCTTTCTCCTGTCCTATTATTTGTGTTGTCAATAAAGATTCTATTATTCAAATCCTTTACACAAGTTTGAGTATACTTTTCTAATTTTGGTATATATTTTTTAGGAATTGGGACAGTTCTGTAAGAATTTTTAGTTTTAAGAGAACCTAGCCCGTATTTCCCTTTCTCAAGCTCTTTCCACTGCTGTTTTACGTGCAATTCTCCATTTTTAAAATCTATTGCACCGTTTATGCCGTCTACAATACCGTTTATTTCGCCAAGTCGCAAACCGCACTTTACTGCTATTAGGCATATAAAATAATCCCTGCCCTTCAACCTAGACAATAGGTCATCTACTTCGTTTTCATTCAAAGCTTTAACTTTTTCCTCTGCGTCATCTATCTGAATAGGTAACTTGTATTTTTTAATATTAACGGGGTTGGTGGTTATGATTTCGTAATTATCAATAGCGTGATTGAAGACGGTCCTTAATTTAGCTAAGTAATCTTTTATTGTAGAATTTTTTAAACCTTCATCAATCATTTTGTCAACACATGGTTTTATATTTATATAACCAACATCAGTTAAAGGAATATTATCTAAATCTTTAAATTTTGCAAAAGTTCTTTTATAAAATTTAATCGAATTATAAGCAGCTTCCCTCTGCTTGTCTTTTAGAAATATTTCTTTAAATTTTCCGAATGTGATGCCCCTAAACTCTTCCACAACAGTTACGGTTTCTTTTAATTCTTTTAGCGTTTTATCTATCCAAGGCTTAGCATCTTTTTGTATTCTAAATCCTTGTTTAGCTTTTTGTCTCCACTTATCGCCATCTTTGTAATTTATAATTGCTTGTACCCCGCCATCTTTTTCCCTGTAAGACACCTTATATTCCATCTTTCTCCTCCTTCGTTTTTAATAATTTTTCAAACAAGTATACAGGTGTAACTTGTAATGCTTCTACTAGTTTTTAATAAAGGTGTGTGCTATATTAATTAGAAACTTAATTTTGGATAATAGAGAGGCATAGAAGTTAAACGCCTCTCTATTATTTTTTAATAAATCAATTCTATTTTCACTCCATAGGTTAGCGTTTTTGTCTTTACCTTATATTCGTCCCAATCAACATATTTAATCTTACCGCCTATTAACTCCCAGTTTATCGAACAATTATTATCTAAAAGTTCTTTAACCTTTTTATTTGATTCTTTTGGAACATAACCTATATGGCCTATTTCGCTGTGTATTACTTTTATAGCATTAGAATCATATTGGTTATCTACTTCTGGAACTAAAGATATTTCATTGAACCCATAAATATAGACCTCATATGCATCGTAATTATTATCTAATATTTCTTTGTTAGATAAACCATCATATCTTATACCTCCATCATCTATATAGTCTTTTACAAGTTGCTTGATGTTTTGCTGTATACTCTCTCCCTTATCGTTTTTCTTCGAAATTCCAGTTACTTTAAAAGTATATGTTTTATATGTTTTTTCATTATTTTCTTCTGGTTTATCGTTTTTGTCATCAACTTTCAACAATTCATCTTCCATATTGCATCTAGAAGATGCTTTTGTATTCAAAGTAATAGGCGGCCCTGGAGATTGAATATCAATTGTACTTTTCAATGAACTATTAGATTTCTCTTCAGGAACTTCTTCTTTGATATCCATTTTGATACTTTTTCTATTATTTCTAGATTCTTTCATTAAATAAACAGATATAAGGATTGTTATAAATGTTAATGCTATAATCGTAAGGTCAAATTCAAACAACGCCATAATAAATCCTACAGCACCGAGAATAAAAAGTGACACACCAATTATGCTAAGCAATGCAAGTCCCCCTTTAAAGCATATTTAAGAGAGGTACTCGGCCGTTGTACCCCTCTCTTTTATCTAATGATATTTAGTACCGCTACTAACTTACCTAATATTTTTACATTCCCATTTGTGAGGATAATGGGTTTATATATGTCGTTTTCAGGTTGTAATACTATTGTGTTGCCTTCTTTATAAAATTTTTTGAGAGTAGCTTCATTTTCTATAAGAATTGCTCCTATCTCTCCGTTTTCAATGCAGGGCTGTTTTTTTATAAACACAATATCGTTTGGAAAGATGCCAGCTCCCACCATTGAATCTCCTTTGATTCTCAAGGCAAAATCTGCATGCATAGAAGTATCTAAATTGAAGTAATCCTCTATGTTTTGCTCTGCCAATATCGGAGTTCCAGCCGCGATATTGCCTACAAGTGGAATTGGTTGAGATTCTCTTTTTTCATTTTTCCACCCCATCAAATATGCAGGTGATACATTCAGTATTTGTGCTAAAGGTTCTACTACGCTTATTGGCAAGTTTTCTATTTCATCACTTTCGTACCTATATACAGTAGCTCTGTTTTTGCCTAATTTTGAAGCCAAGTCATCTACCGACATACCTAGTTCTTGTCTTCTTAATTTAATTCTTTCACCAATTGTCAATTTTGTCACCTCCTTCTATTTTTTATTATATAACAATTATCGCATATATGCAACACAAATATTTAAAAATATAAAAACAGTCTAATATAATGCGAAAATAGTCTTGACTTTATAAAATAGCTAATGTATAATAAAGATAATCGCACTACATGCAACATCGTAAAAAGGAGGTGGCAAAATGGTGAACATAAATAAACTAAAGGGAAAAATTGTAGAAAAGGAATTAAGCGTAGAAAAATTAGCAGAAAAAATCGGCATAGACAGGAGTACTTTATATAGAAAGATGAGTAATAACGGAGAAACTTTTACAATTAAAGAAGCTAATTTAATATGCAAGGTTTTAGAATTAAACATCCAAGAGGCAAGTAATATTTTTTTTAACCAGAATGTCGCGTAATATGCGAAAAGGGGGGATACGAATGAACGAACTAATTAAGATTAATTATGACAGTGATAGATATACAACAAGTGCTAAAGATTTATGGGAGTTTTTAGATAGACCTCATAGCGAATTTATGAAGTGGTTTCATAGGTATTCAGAATATGGATTCGTTGAAAACATCGACTATAGAGCTATCCGACAAAAAAGTCGAACAGCTCAAGGCAATGAATATGAATACACAGACTATGAAATAACAATAGACATGGCTAAAGAATTAGCAATGTTGCAGAAAACAGAAAAGGGGAAAATGGCAAGACGATATTTTATAGAGTTAGAAAAGCAATGGAATAGTCCAGAAGCCATAATGGCAAGAGCTTTAAAAGTAGCAGATACAAAAATATTAGAGTATCAAAACAATATTCTTCAACTTAAAGGAAAGATAGAGAAGGACAAGCCGAAAGTTCTTTTTGCTGACGCAGTATCAACTTCACGTACATCTATATTAGTTGGTGAATTAGCGAAGATTCTAAGACAAAACGGTATAAATACAGGGCAAAACAGATTATTTGAATGGCTTAGAAATAATGATTACTTAATTAAAAGAAAAGGTACTGATTACAATATGCCTACACAGAAGTCCATGGACTTAGAGTTATTTGAAATAAAAGAAACATCAATTACCCATAGTGATGGGCATGTAAGCGTAAGCAAAACACCCAAGGTAACAGGTAAGGGACAAATATACTTTATTGACAAATTCAAAGAAACACAACTAGAAGAAGTTATTTAGGAGGTGCCGACGTGGGAAAACAACTATTAACCAAGCAAGACTTGGCGGAACGTTGGGAATTTAGCATTACTACTATAAATAGATATGTGGATGACGGAATTGTAAATCCCGTAAAAGGGTTACCCTCTGTAAGGTTTAATATAGAGCACATAATGAAACTAGAGGAGACTGAAATAAGTAAACTATCTCCTCTGGAGAGAAAAAGGCTATTAAAGGAAATAGAGCAGTTGAAGAAAGAGAAGGAAGAATTACAGAAACAGAATGAGGAATTAAAGGATTTTGTAAGGTTGACAGTAGGAAACGGAATTAAATTTGTTAAGGAGGTAATTTAATGATTAAGAAGGTTTTAACAATATGTCATAGGTTCGGAGATTTTAAGATGGAATATGAAGAAGAATTTTTATTCCCAGCAAAGGTTAAAGCAACCAATGCAACCAATGCAAACACTACAGCAGTAAGAGCTAGAAATACTTTACCCCTAGGACACAGATTTCGTGGTGATGTGGGGGAACTAAGATAATTAAATAATCGTTAGAACCTAGGCTCTGTTGAGTATCTAGTTGAGCGGGAGTGAGCGAAGATATGAGCCACGCCAAAATACATGATAAGGTTACTGCCAAGACATTAGGTGTTGAATAGAGCCTAGGTAGAAGGATAAGCAAGGAGGCCTAACAAGGAGGTAAATAAGATGAAAATAAATAGCATGGAGGATTTATTACAGTATGCAGGTCAATTACCTTTTGAAGTCTTGCAGGATATCGACAAAAGAATAGGCGATTGGCTAGCAAGTGGTGGAAATATAGAAGATGGATATATAAAACAGCAATTTAGATATGCTGAACGATTTATAAAGTAGGAGGTAATTAGATGAAAACATGGGAAATGATTAAGGAATTAACAGAGAATCCAAATAAAAAATTTGCAAAAAAAGATAGTGCGAAAAATTCATATGTCACAATTGCCAATGGTGCTGTTGTATGGCTAGGTAAGGAACAAAACGGACAAAACTTTAGAGTAACACTTTTAAGTAATGACGGTTGGGAAGAAGTAAAAGAACCGGTATCGTTTATGGAAGCTCTTGAAGAAGTAAGAAACAATCCAAATATAAAATTATCACTGTTTTACAAAGTAAAAGGCATTAAAACTGACAGTGTTCCACTAGATGAATTACTACTAAGATTAGGGGCGGATTTTTACAATGCAACAATAGTCGAGATTTTGTTGGGCAGTGAGTTCTATATCGAAGATTAAGGAGGTAATTTAATGATTAAAAAGGTTTTAACAATATGTCATGGATTTGGAGATTTTAAGATGGAGTATGAAAAGGAATTTTTAGTTCCAGTGGAGATTAAAGCACCTAAAGCGGTAGGAGTAAACACTACAATTGCTGCAGCTAGGAATGGACTAGCAGTAGGACACAGACGTAGAGGTGATGTAGGAGTAATAGCTTAACGTTAAGTTGAGGAAGGAGAGAAGTAAATGGATAAGTTTAGATTTAAAGTAAAGGATAATACAGTTTATACAGCTGAGAAAGTGAATGATAATTATAAAATATCCTGGATTGAAGATGGGGAATGCATAAGTACTTGGTATCCAAATGAAAAAGCAGAAAAGTATCTAAATGATGACATCTGGATAATACAAGGAAACGAACCTATAAATTCTAATGAGAAGACAGCGGAAATTCCTTTTAAAAGATATAAAGAATTGCTAAAGGTTGAGGCTAAGTTTTTACAGTTAAAGAAAATCCTTGAAAGCATGAAAGAAAGAGAGGTGTAAAATGAAAATTCTATACGGTTTTATTGGCAAGAATAAGGATTTTAAACTTATAAAAGTTAAGAAAGCTAAGGAGGGTAAAGATGTTAAACGTAACTAAAGTAAACAGTCAAATAAGAAAGTCTGATGTTTTGTTTTGGACAAGGACAGAAGATGTTGACATGGTAGCAAACGGTTATTGGCTCATAAAGGCTGATTTAAAGCAAGAGAAGTATAGAAAAATATTAGGGTTACTGGTTGAAAAGTTTGGATTCATTCCTGAAAACAATCAGACATATAGACTAGATAATTATTGTTGGTATGATAAAAAACCTTTAAATAAGGTTGAAAATATTTTTAATGATTTTTTAAAAATTCCCAAAACATTGATAGAAGATACACGGCTTATTGAAATTGAAGGGGCTGGTAAGAAAAACAAAAGAATTTTTAAAGGAGAACATTACACTTATATAGATTCTAGATTCATGAGCATGATTAAAGAAAACGAGGATATAAAATATTACAACGAAAGCAATTTAATGCCCTTGTATGCTTGCTTAGACGACGAATTTGTAATGATATTACCTATAAGAATGGAAGGGAATAATGAACATTTAAAAGAGATAAAAAAAGAACCTATAGCCGACCAAGCAAAATAGGTTCGATAAAAAATATCTTTATATGAGTATACCACGAAAAGGGAGGAAAGTTCAATGGCTAAATTTATAGGAGATGGAACGTTAACTATAAGAAAGCTGCCTTGTGAATCTAAAATTAGAAACGAAATGAAATACACAATAGAGAAAATAGACGAACTAAGAGAAAAAGTAGAAATAGGGGAAAATGCAAAAGTTGAGTTAAACAAGGTAGAGGAAAGATTTAAAGAGTTGTGCGAGATGATTGTTGAGAAGGAGGAAGAATAATGATAAATGAATTAATAGAAATGGAGCTTAATGAGATAGAGGACATATTAGAAAGAACAGAGGATATGGAAAAACTCACAGACGAGAGATTTAAAATCAAAGACATAGATTCTGCAAATTGGGCATTTAGAAAGCTTAGGGCAATAGAGGTTAAGGCAAGTGAAATAAAAGAACTGGCACAGCAGGAGAAAGCACGAATAGAAGAGTGGGAGAAACAAGAATTAGGTTCTTTAGAACATAGCAAAGAATTCTTCGAAGGATTGCTAACGAAATATTTTGTAATAGAGAAAAGCAAGGATCCAAAATTCAAGCTGTCTACTCCGCACGGGAAGGTAACAAGTAGAAAGCAACAACCTAAGTGGAGTTACGAAGAAGAAAAAACTATAGAAAGCTTAAAGAAACACAAACTAAAAGATTTTATCAGAGTTAAAGAAGAAGTAAATAAAGCAGACTTAAAGAAAGAAGCTAAGGTTTTAAAAAATGTTGTCAGCTTAAATGATGTAATTTGCGAAGATGTCGAAAGGCATGGAGATGTACTATTTATCAATAAAGAAACTGGGGAAATTGATGACACTGGAGAGCATAAATTCCATGAATCGGTTGTAGTTTGTGAGGGTAAGATTATCGAAGGTGTAACTGTAGAAGAAAGACCAGATTTTATAAGTATCAAGGTGGTGGAATAGATGGCTAAGGTAGATGATAATTTTATAGTCGAATTGCAAGGAAAACAATTCGTGACCTATGAAGGATTACTTGATTTAGCACATCAAAAAGGACTTAAGGGGATTAAGACAGAGCTATTGCAGGCACCAAGTAAGGAAAACAATAACACCTGCATAGTGAAAGCTATGGCCATAGTTGAAAATGGAGAATTCCACGGTATAGGAGACGCTAATCCTGCAAATGTAAATAGTTTTATATCTAAACACTTGATAAGAATGGCAGAAACAAGAGCTAAGGCAAGAGCATTAAGAGATTTAACAAATGTGGGTATGACGGCTATAGAAGAGCTAACAGACGAAGGAGAGGATAAGTCGACTAATACCTCTAGTAACAATAAAAATTCTTCTACAACTCAAACTAATAAGTCTAAAACAGATAAGGACAAGCAGGCTATAGCAGATAATTCTCTAGCAACAGATAAACAATTACAGTTTCTTTACAAGTTAACAGAGGAAAAAGGCTTTGAGAATGAAATGGCTGGCTATATTAAGCAAACATACAACAAAGATTCTAGCAAGGCTCTTACAAAAGCAGAAGCAAGTAGGATTATACAGATGTTGAACGAGATAGGAAAGTAGGTCGGGGCTTTATGCTCCTGGTCTACAAAGTAGGTGATAAGAAATTGAGTGGATGGATAAGTATTCATAGGAAGATACGAGAACATTGGATATGGCAGGAGAAGCCATTTGACAAGCGGTCAGCTTGGATAGATTTATTGTTAATGGCTAATTTTAAAGATAATCAATTTTTATTAGGAAATGAACTTGTAGAGGTAGAAAGAGGTAGCTTTATCACATCGGAATATAAACTAATGGACAAATGGGGTTGGTCAAAAACTAAAGTAAGAAATTTTTTAAAATTGCTTGAAAATGAAAAAATGATAGTCAAGTCGTCGGATAAAAAAAAGACCACCATAACGATAGTAAATTACAACGATTACCAAGTTTTAGAAACTACAAAAAAACCACTAAAAGACTACGAAAAGACTACAAAAGAACTACTGAAAGACTACCAAGAGACTACAAAAGAACTACAAGAAAACCCAAACAATAAAGATAATAAGAATAATAATGATAATAAAGATAATAAGGACAATAAAAACAGTATATGTATGTACGGCGAAAACCTAAAAAATATCGTAAAACTTTTAGAAGAAAATATAGGAGTTATACCACCAATCCTAATTGATGAAATAAGCGGGTACTCAGAAACATTCAAAGTAGAAATGCTTGGCGAGGCTATAAAGATAGCTTCTAATAAAAAAAGAAGAACGGTTAATTACGTGCTAGGTATTTTGAGAAATTGGAAAGACAATAATATTTTAACTTTAGATGATTTAGAGGCACTTAGAAAAGAAAAGCAGCAGAATAAACAAGAAAATAATAAGTCTAATTCTAAAAAAACTAAGTTTCATAATTTTGAACAGAGAACTTCTAATATGTCTGCCGAGGATTTAGAAGAGATAGCAAGAAGGAAAAGAGAACATTATTTTAATAAAACGAAGGAGGAGTAAAATGAACGGAACAACATGGACAGCGGAAGAACAAAAATTCGCATACGAAAATTACTGGAATAAAGGTGTAGATTATGTAGCCTTACGGCTAGGAAGAACTAAATCGGCTATAAGAAATAAAGTCTACGAAATAGATAGAATGGGCGGAGAAATAAAAGAAAAGTTTAAAGGTCTAAATAGTCCCAATGAATGTCCGTTATGCAAAGGGAAGAACATAAACGAAGTAACAACATATTTGAAAGGAGTTAAACAAGTTTATTACTGTTTAGACTGCATGACGGAATATACAGAAACCAAAGTACTTGATCCGATACCGGGAGATTATTTAAACTTCAAAAAGGAGTCTGAAACTATGGTTAAAGGAATGAAACTTAATGACATGGACGAGAGGATAGCAAAGCTAGATAAAGCCTTAAAAAAAGGCAAGAGGTATGAAATAGACAAAAGAAATACAATAGGCAGAAAGAAAGACAACGGATTTACAGCAAAATTAATAGGCAGAACAGATAAATTCTATATCTTTGAAAGAAACGGATATAAAGAATGTATTTTAAAAGTAGATTTCGCAACGGGAGAGTACACCTTTAAGGAGGCAAAACATGGACGAGCTTAGAGCGGAACTCTTAAAAGCTATAGAGGAAGTGGCTACAAGTACAGGAATGACAGCGAAAGAATGTATAAGACAAGCTATAGAAATGTTAGAACAGGAAAAGGAAAAGGATTATATAAAAAGGCTACATTATGCCATAGGAGGTATTGAAAATGAAGATTTAAATAGACAATAAATATCAAATAGCAAGTGATTCAATGCAGTATATTTTACAAGAGAAAAAAACAACCGTGACAGACGATAGAGAGAAAAAGGAATATACAGTCAATGTTTCTTACCATAGAACAATTACAAACGCACTACAGAGCTATAAAGAGCTACAAATAAGAAATTCTAACGTAACATTGATAGACGAATTAATGAAACTTATAAAAGAACTTGATGAGAAGATAGAAAAGTTATTGGGAGGTAATTAAATGAAAACGTATGATGTGTATAAAACAATTGCAGAGGAAGGCAAGACGAGATTCAAGAGAAAAAAAGACAAAGAGATTTATTATTGGGAGGAGTATTATCAAGAATTAGAACCTGAAAATGCTGATATACGTTGTGAAATTATTCATATTGATGAAGAATGGGAAGAAGTAAAAGAACCTGTTAGCTTTATGGAAGCCGCAGAAGCATTTGACGAAGGGAAAGATATTTATTGCTTATTAAAGGGAGAGAAATACGTTTATAGGAGTTGCAATTTTGGATTAGTAGAGGAAGAAAACAAAACCCCAATAACCTCGGTCGAAATATTAGAAGGTGATTGGTATATCGGATGGGAGGACAAACAAAGCTAAGGAAGTGATGAAATGCACATAGAATATGTCTATGCTTTGCCAAATAAGAACACTTGCGATATAAAACCAATACGAGAATTTATAAAAAGAGAAATTCCTAAAGCTGGGTTGACGATAGACCCTTTTGCAAGAAAACAAACATTTTGTAAAGTTACCAATGACTTGAATCCTGAATATAAAACAACCTACAATTTAAAATCAATAGATTTTTTAAAAACATTTGAAGATGAATCGGTAGATTTTATAATTTATGACCCTCCTTTTACTCCAAGGCAGGTAAAAGAGTGCTATGACAGTATAGGAATAGAATGTATGCAAGACGATACAAGGACTACGTTTTGGAGCAGAGATAAAGACGAGATAGCAAGAATCATTAAACCAGGTGGCAAAGTTGTAAGTCTAGGGTTTAATAGCGTGGGAATGGGTAAAAGCAGAGGTTTTATAAAGCAAAAAATATTAATCGTGTGTCATGGCGGAAATCACAACGACACTATATGTACATTAGAAATAAAATCGCACGAGAAACAATTAAGCTTAATAAGTTAGCCAAGGGAGGATAAACAATGCTAAGAGAATGGCGAAGATGGAGAGAAACAACAAACTTAAGCAACGGAACATTCTTTAAATTTTATATGTGGGATAGGATTTTAATTAGACCAAGGAGGAAGGCAAGAAGATGGAAATTGAAAGGAGATAAAATTAATGAATGAAATTAAATTAGGTGATTTTGTTAAAACGAAAGATGAAAAAATCGGAATAGTAGAATGGGTCGAAAATAAGTGTATGAACATAAAAGAAGAAGATGGATATTTAGGGATAAATATATTAACTCATACAAAAGGATTTGCAGCACCAGTAAAAGTTGAAACAGTCAAGAAAAGCTCTATCAAAGAAGTTATAGAATACTACGAAAGTGAACAAACGAGATTAAGAAAAGCTATATCGGAAGAAAGAATAGATAAAAAGGAATTAGAAAGATTAAAAAATGAAAACGAATTATTAAAAAAGACACTAAAGCTATACATTTAGGAAGGTGAGAAGATGGCTAAGATAAATAGCAAGCAAAAAGGAGCAAGAGGAGAACGAGAGTGGGCAAAGATATGCAGAGAGCAAGGATTTACAGAAGCAAGGAGAGGGCAACAGTATTCAGGAATAGAAGGCGAAGATGTAGTCGGATTAGAAGGAATACACATAGAGGTTAAAAGAGTAGAGCGGTTAAACATAGAACAAGCATTACAACAAGCTGAAAGAGATAAGAAAGATAACGAAATGGCAATTGTAGCACATAGACGGAATAACGAGAAATGGAAGGTTACTATGAGGGCGGAGGATTGGTTTAAGTTATACAAGAAATATGTGGAGGTAGAAGAATGAGTAAAATGAGCGTAAGACTAAAATTAAAAGATATGTATGCTATAAAACACGCATTAGAAAACATAGTTGAAAGAAAAGAATTGTGCTTAGCTATGGTTAATTTAACAGAAAATCACGGGAAAACAAATGAAGAAATAGAACGGTTGAGAAAAGACGTAGAGCATGAGGAGAGATTAATCAAACAATTTGAAACAGAAATAAGCAACTTTGAAGAATATATCGGGAGGTAGAAAAATGAAAGACATTAAAGTTGAACTATATAACGACCATTTTCAAAATTATAAAAGATACAACATTCCCAAGGCTCAATTAGTAATAGCAGATAATAGAATAGAGAAGGCTACCTCTCTTTCTCTATATCTAATGAACCCAAAAAATCTTTAAGAATATTATTCACTTGTTGACTAAAACTCCTGTCTTCTTTGTTTGCAATTTCTTTAACTTGATTATAGATATTTTCATCTAATGATATTGATGTTTTTATCTTTTTCATTATTATCACTCCTTTAAAATAATTATATCATAACTTATTATAATTTACTACAAAGTATTACAAAGTATTCAAAAGTATGATATAATAGATATAGTAAGGAATGGAGGGATTACCAATGATAAGGGTATCAGATAAATTTCAAATAGGGAAAGCGGGAGAGTATCTAGTATGTGCAGATTTATTGTTAAAAGGTTTTAATGTTTCGCCTGCTGGTGAAACATTACCTTATGATTTGTTGCTAGACACAGGCCAGAAGATTCTAAAGGTGCAAGTTAAGACAACAGAAACTTATAGAACAACAAATCAATGGCGCGGAGTTAATGGGGCGTATGTTTTTAATATTAAACGAAAAGGAGCTAATAGTGAGAAAAGATATGGCGATAATGAAGTTGATATATTTGCGGTGGTTGCTTTAGATACTATGCAAATAGGATACATTAAAAATACTGATATGCCAACGACTATAAACATAAGGGTAGAGAAACTAAGAGGGCAATATCATGACGAACAAGGAATAATAAAGCAAGAGAAGGCAAGGGAACTTCAAAGCAAAGGATTAACTGTAAGGGAAATATGCAAAGAGTTAGATATGAGCGATACGTCGGTAAGAAATTATTTAAAAAAAGATTTTAAACCTTTCATCTCTAAGGCGAAATACATGTCAGATTTAAACAGAAGCCCAGAATGGTTTTTAAAATTTTAATAAAGGAGGAATTAATTTGAAAGAAGTAAAAGTGGAGCTTTATAATGATAATTTCCAAAATTACAAAAAATATAATATCCCTAGAGCTAATCTTGTTTTGGCTGATATCCCCTACAACTTAGGCAATAACGCATATGCTTCAAGCACTGAATGGTATATAGACGGAGATAACAAGAACGGTGAGAGTAGTAAGGCAGGGAAACAATTCTTTAATACTGATTCGGATTTTAGAATAGCAGAATATATGCACTTTTGCAGTAAACTATTAAAAAAAGAGCCTAAAGAAAGAGGACAAGCACCAGCAATGATTGTATTCTGTGCTTTTGAACAAATGCAAATGGTAATCAATTATGGCAAGAAATACGGATTCAACAATAGTTATCCATTATTCTTCATAAAGAATTACAGTTCGCAGGTTCTAAAATCAAACATGAAAATTGTAGGAGCTACAGAGCACGCAATAGTTCTATATAGAGATAAATTACCTAAGTTTAATAATAACAGAAAAATGATATTTAACTGGATGGAGTGGAAAACAGATAATTCAGTACCGAAAATTCACCCTACACAGAAACCTATACCAATATTGAAAAAGTTGATAGAAATATTTACAGACGAGGGAGATGTTGTTATTGATCCAGTAGCAGGAAGTGCAACAACTTTAAAAGCAGCCGCAGAAATGAATAGACACGCATACGGATTTGAAATAGATAAAAAATTCTATAATGCAGCACAAAACAAAATGCTAAGTAGTATACAAATGAGACTTTCATTTGAGCAGAAAGTAATATAAGGAGGTTTGGAACGGTGAGAGAAGCTAAATTTAGAGCATGGGATAAAAATGCATATAGAATGGCAGAAGTAACTCAAATAATATTTAGCAAAGTTCAACATACATTAGTCAAATATAGATACAAGACGGATAACGGGAAGGTTAAAGACGAAACTTCACATATTGATGAAAAAGGGCATGGAACTATTGTTTTAATGCAATATACAGGCGAAAGAGATGTCAATGGTAAGGAAATATACGAAGGTGATATTGTAAAAGTAGATACAAAGATACCACATAAAAAATACCCAAAAGTTTTTAAGGTTGAATTTAGGGATGCGGGATTTATTGCAAACAATATTATAGAAGGCTGGTATGATGATTTGATAAATATTACATTTCCAAACAGTAATGCGGTAGTAACTGTAATAGGCAACATATATGAAGACCCAGAGTTATTGGAGGTGTAAAAAAAATGAACCATATCACAGATAAACAATTTTTAGTACTAGATAAAAAGATTCAAAAAATATTTATTGACTGGTGGAAAATAGAAGAAGGAGATTTTATATGTCTAGTAGATGAAGAAAGGGAATGTCTAGTTGCAAGAGTAGAAAGAGAGTGGAGGGGTGAATTAATAGATTGTTGGTACTATGATTATGATTCAGATAAATTAATATCATTCGATAAAACACCTTGCGAAGGTGAATATACAGTAATTCCTTTATTTAGATTAGACCAATTACTAAAGTTTATAAGAACAAAGTATCCAAATGTAGGAATAAATAATTATTTACCGATAAATTGTTGCTTGAGAGTGTGGAATATAAAGTTATTCAAAGGCATGGAACAATTTGAACCAGATATAGAAATTATGGAAGAAGGTTTATTGCAGACAGTTTGGCGCGCGGCTATAAAAGCGATTGAAATAAGCTTGGAGGTGTAAATAATGACTGAAAAGGTATTAGAATACTGCATTAGAGGCATTGTTAGATACCTTGGCGGAGATATAAATACATTCAATAAATATGTAAATAAAGCTAGAAAAATAAATAAAAATACTTGCAGTTGTGGAGGGCAAACAGTCCTCTGCAAGTACAATAAAAGATTGGCAAGAATATGCACACACTGCGGAATAGTGCTACAAGACGGTAGGATAGCACAAAGGTGCTTAGTAAATTCAAGGAGGGCGAGCTAATGAATGATGTATTTAAGCCCTATCTACTTGGGAGTATAGAAGAATATCTGTACAAAGTTATTTATTCGGTGAATGGGATTAATTTCTACATGAAGGTATGGGCAGAAAATGAAGATGAGGCAGCTAAGAAAGTAAGAGGGTTCTATACAAAAAGTGAATTAATAGAAATATTGGAGGTAAATGAAATATGAATGATATAGGCGAAATAAAGAATGCAATTAAAATATTGCAAAATGAAGGATTTAAGGTAATAAAATTATCGGAAAGAATGAAAAAAGATATAAAAGAATGCAACGAAATGAATTCAATAGGGAAAGACAAGGATTGCCTTGGATGTAGTTGCAATATTTGTTTAATGCAAGATTACTAAGGAGGATTATCAAAAATGAACAATAAAGAAAGTGCTTTGACTGCATATATAAGAGCTACAACAAATGGAGGGACGACTTATTTAAAAGAAATAGATACTAATGGAGATGATCTATATTACAACGAGGGAACTGTTTTCAGAAATAAGTGCGATTACGGATTTGTTTTATTAGCACATAGATATGCAGGGTTAACAGTAAAAGCATACTGGGAATTAGATAATAAGGCAGAAGAGATGATGGAAAGAATCATAAACGCATGGGATGAAGATTGGATTAGCATTTATCCAAGAGGCTATTGGCAAAGGCTTCCAACTATCCATTATGAAATTAAAGACAATAAAATATACAGGGTAATTAATCATTTTAATTCCGAGCTTATAGGTAATGCGGTAAATCCAGATACGCAAGATTTATTTATAGATGTAATTAAAAAGTTAACTAAAAATAGCAAAAGTATGGGGCTAGACAATTTATATAAAGAGGAAATAGAAATATTAAAATCATTTTTACCTTTAGGGCAGTTAGAAATATTAGGAATGGAGGGATATTAATATGTTTAAGATATTCAAAGGAAAACTTAAAAAAGCAACCCATAAGTGGCAAGAAGGGTTAGTCAATAAGGAACTTCTACTATGTACAGGATTCAATAATACATTAAATTTATTAGCAATAGATGAAAAAGAGCTTGATGAATTTTGCGAATGGCTATGGTATAAAAACTATTTTGTAAGAGAAGAATATGGAACTCTAAAAGATTTGGTAGAAGATGTTAAAGAGGGTAATTATGGGTTTGGATTCGATATTGATGAAATAGAAATTACAGAAACTATAAGCGAAGTAAGGATGGGGGATTAACATGAAAAAGAAAATATTAGATATTTTAGACTTAGCAGCAACTATTGTTGTTGGCTTAACCGTAACTATACTTCTAGTAACTATTTTTGGAGGGATTATAATATCTGGTTTTAATGAAAGCTTTAGCATAGGCATTGTTGTTCTTGTAATTGCACTATCGTTCGCTTGGGGAATTATAAGGGGGGAGATTAAATGATTAGCGATTTAATGAATAAAGAGTATAAAGACTTAGCAAATATTGATTTAGTCGTTGTTCAAGTGCCTAAATACGTAGAGTATGAGTGTCCCCATTGTGAGGAAGAAATAGAAATAGATTACAATGAGTTTTGTGATTTTGTCGGGGAGCCTCCTGATTGGTCGTGCTCAAGGATTAAATGCCCGAATTGCAATAAGGAATTAAAAATAGATAATGTTGAATGGGATTAGAAAGGGGATTAAGATGATAAAGAAAATAAAATTCTATTGCAAATGTATAAAAATAGTTTGGAAAGATAGAAAAACTAAAGGAACAAGGCAGAAATGGAGAAGGTTATCGAGAGAATTTGAGAAGATAAATAAGCAGATGGGATTGAATGAATAGGGGGAAGAACAATGAAAGAAATAAGATGTAAACATTGTGGAAAGTTATTAGCCAAGGCAAATGTAGCAGATATAGAAACAGTTTGTCCGAAGTGTAAACTAAAAAATAAATATAAAGTAAATCAGAACGAAGGAGGAAATATTTAAAAATGAAATATTTTGAGATAAATGAACCTTATTATGCTTTAATACAAGCCGAAAGTGAAGAAAAGGCTATAGAAATTTATATAGAAAATATAGCTGATGATGAGGATAATAGTTTAAAAGAAGAAATAACTGAGATAGATAAATGTACCGCGTTTTTCAATTATGCAAATTGCGTAGATGAATATGCTCCAATAAAAAGAGTATTAGAAGATTTTGAAAACGAAGAAATATTATTAGTTGATAGTAATTTACTTTAAGAATTAAATAACAAGCTAGAGGCTCTAGAAGCCCAGGGATTAATTTCCTTGGGATTCTATTTTTTAAACGTATCGAATTCGGCACGGTTAAGAAAACAGGACGTTTTAAACGACCTGTTTAGGAGGGATTAGATTGGAAAAGCACCATATTACATTCAAAAGCCAAGGGGGCTTAGACTTCGAGTTAAATTATAAATATTTAACACCAGAGCAACACAGAGGGGATAAAGGTCCTCATAAAAATAGGGCAACGGATTTAAGCTTTAAAAGAGAATTGCAGAGAAAATTAGAAGACATACTTACAGATGAGTTTTATACCACAGAGGAATTAATAAAAATACTAGGATTAAAGGAACAACAAGCCTATAAAGCATTTAAAAAAGTAGACAAGCACCCAAAGGGAATTAAAAGAGAGGATATTATCTTTAGGTTAATGGGAAATAGATTTTATCTATAGGAGGTTATTATGAGAAAACAAAGTATGATGGGAAGCCCTAAGTTTGAACTTGAACCTGAGCTATTTGAAAAAGCTGTGGAAGATAAATTAAAAGTAAACGATCGATTTAAAGCTGATTTAAGAGAAGTATTAAATAGAGATTATAGATATCAAGACAATAGTCGAATGTCGGCTAAAGCAAAGAGAGAGCTGCTGATAGAGATACACAAGGAGTTCATAGGAGGGATTGACTGATGAAATTTCCAGTAAAAGAAGAACAAAAAATATTTATTGAAATGCAAGGAATGTTTATAAATAAAGTACTAGGAACGTTTGAAGGAAAAATAGTGAAAGTAAATACAAGAAGTTTTTATGTTAAATCAATCAAAGGGAGAGAAGAACTAAGGTTTGACAAGAAAACAGGCATAAGCAAAGGAATTGCTTGTTATTACGAAGCTTATCCTGATAAAGAGACATATGATGGCATAGTAAAAAGAAAAGAACAGAGGAAAAAGTTACAACATGAAATAAGTATGATGATTAGTAAGCTAGATTTAGATGATTTATTGAAAATAGAAGAATACATCAAGGAAATTATAAGAGGGCAATAAAATGAAACTTGAGATATACGGATTATCAAAAGAAGATTTAAGCGGTAGTTGGGGTGAAAAATTAGGAGAATATCTAGGAGTTTATGATGGAGTAGAGTTTAAATCAGACAAATACAAAATAGAAGAACTAGAGGAATTTGAGTACCTGCATATATTTATTGAAGGAAAGCTGAAAGCACATTCTCCTAAAAGGTTTAATAAGAACATAGGAGAAAAACTACAAAAGATGTATATAAGGGAATTTGGAGAAACAATTCAGATTAGTTTATTTTAGGAGGGATAAGATGAACTTTGACTATAATCAATTTACAAAAACGGAATTAGTGGAGTTTTTAAATAAACATGGTGATGATTTCAAATACATTACGAAACCATATCTAATAATTTTAGAAGAAAAAATAGAAAACACACATAATAAAATCGATGGGATACTCGAAGAAAATGCTTTACTAATAGAAAAATTAGAAAAAGTAACCACTGACAAAGAAAAAATAAAGATAAGCATGGAGTTAGATAAAAATCACGCATTATGGAACAAATTAATTTTAGAATTAGATAAACTTGCAAATTTAGCCTATAGGAGATGATTAGATGATAGATACAGTTAACATAACTCAAGAACTTTACCAAGGCAGCAAAAGACTGCAAGAAGGTAGCAAAGAAATATTTACTCTTGCAAAAGAAGCAGCAGAAAAAGAAAGGGACTATCGTAAAGCCTTAGCAATAGAGAAAATAAAGTTACGTGATGAAGGTATGGCAGTAGGACTAATAGAAGATGTGGCAAGAGGAAATTTAGCAGACTTAAGATTTGAAAGAGATGTAGCAAAAGAGACGTATATAGCGGCTAGAGATAGTTTAAAGGCTATAGCAGTACAAATAAATGCCTTACAAAGTATTTTAAAGATACAACAGGAGGTGTAGACATGAAGATACAAGATAAATACTATAAAGAAACAGAATACTTATTGTATAACTATAAGATGTTCCAGATAAGCGTTGAAAATATGCAGATGGAAATAGAATATTTAGAGAAAGAAGATAGCTTAAAAGGGTTAAATTATGATAACATATCTACAAGTCCTACACATAAAATAAACAGCATAACAGAAGATATAGCTTTATCTGTTAGTGAGAAGATACACTTTCTAGAACACAATATAAATAGAAATAAAAGGATATTAGAGCGAATAGATAGGGCTATGTGCGGACTAACACGCAAGGAAAGAACTATGTTAGAATTAAGGTATATAGAAGGAATGAGATGGGAGAGTATTGTAAGTGAAACAAACTATTCGGAAAGGCATTGCAGAAGAATTAGGTCAATGGCTATAAACAAAATGATTGTTGGAATGTTTGGAGGGAGTAAAGATGAAAATAAGGACAAGCCCCAATGAAGGGCCAAGGCACATAGGGCTAAAGAAAAAAGTTATCGAAATGCTAAAAAGAAGATATGATGTAATTGGTATTTACACAGAGTTGCCGATTAGGACAAGGCAGAGAAAACATTTAATGCATGCAGATGTATGTGCTGAAAAGGCAAAGGGCACGATTTATGCCGAAGTAAAAACAAGTTCAGATTTCTTTAGCGGAATAACTCAGTTGCGAGAAATGGATGATGGAAATAGCAACAATGAATTCATATTGGTTTGCAACTTTAACGACATGCTAACAACAAGGAAAATTCTTAGAACAAGAATGGAAGATTTGAGAAGATTTATAAACAAAGCTCAATTATATAATTTTGATGAAAAACTTAATCTAATTTACAGAGAAATATATATTAGCAGGAACGGAGAGATATGGGTAGATGGGAAAAGAATGAGATAAACAAGTCCGTTTCATGTCCGTTTTTTTACTAAGAAGTGTTATATACTAGTATTATGAACATCTTCTAAAAAGATCATATGTAAAAGCAAGGATATATCAAAACGACAATGTAAAAAGGCAGTTGGGAATAAGTCGGTAGTGTAAAAGCTATCGGCTTATTTTATTTGGAAGGATACTCAAGTGGTGAAGAGGGCAGTTTGCTAAACTGTTAGGCGTGTAAACGTGCAAGGGTTCGAATCCCTTTCCTTCCGCCAAATAGAGGTGATTAAAATGAAAAGATACGAAGACGATGGAAACTGTGGATATTTCGATACTGTTATACTTCCAAGCGGGCAAACAATAAGAATAGAGTTTCAAGAAGATTGGAGCAGGAGCAAGTATCACTATAACATATACCTAGTAACCTCGCATAAGAGAAGACAAGCAGATGATGTACGTTTAAAACAAACAGGGAAAGACGGACTAAAAGGATTATTATGGGCTAAAGAAAAGATAATAGAATTTGAAGAATTTATAAAAGAAAAACACGAAGGAATCCCAGTAATAATTCATTGTAGTTGGGATGACAACAGGAGAAGGAATGTATACGAAAGAGGATTAAAAGGATTAGGATATAGATTTAATAATTTGTTTGGATACAAGGTGTTAAGTAAAACGGTACAGGGGTGAGAATGATGACTATAGGAGAATATATAAAGCTAACAGATATAAAGACATATAGAAAATTATTAGCTATGTTTAAGATAGACAAGCCTAAGCCCATAAAGCTAGGCGACAGCATAGAAAACTTAATGAGGGCAGATAGCTACAAGAGAGAGGGCAGAAGAATTAAACAAAGGGGATGGGGA